ATGGAAAGTACAAAACAAATAATAATAGAAATCACTTCTGTTGGAGAACCTTGCAAATTGGGTATGTCAGTTGATTATGTGGAAAGAACTGTATACGTAGATTACGAGAAGGTTTATTCTGATAGGATGTCGGTACGTAAGTATTGGAGTCTTGACGAATCCGACCCTATCAGAAATCTGGAAACGTCTTTGTTAGGACTTAAAAAGAGACAAAGCCGAGATGATAGCAGAACTTATACCAGCAAGTTTGTTGGCTTTTTCAAGAAGATCCGGAGAAAGCTGTTTACTAAGAAGGTCTAATTCTTGACTTAGCTTTTCGATATTGGCCTTTAGAATTTCTTCCTGAGCTTGGAATCCTCCATGGTTATAAAAATCATGAGCATTTGCTTTTATAAGGAAAAGTACATTCCCTCCTAAAAACTTTTGCTGTGTAAGAAATCCCATTTCCTCAAACTGGTCGAAAATAGCTTCTACGATGTCTGATGTGGTGTTTAGTTCTTTAGCTGTACTGTTGATATTCGTTTCAGCTCTCATGGAACCAATATTCACAATTTGTCCAAGCAATTCATCTTTTAGCTTTGGAGTGATAATAAAATTATCCATAAACATAAATGATTGATTAATACGCTACAAATGTAGCAAAAACCGTCCGGTCTGTGAAGATATGACGGTCTTTAAAAACCGAAAGCTTATGAAAACAAGAAACATACTTATCGCAATACTCGCCATTGCAGTGGCGAACACATTAACAGAAGGATGGCTGAATATAGCCGGAATCGCACTCTTGTCTGCATCGCTGGTTCCCGTAGCAATCAAGATGGACAAGGAAGACAGATAAATCACACGCAGCTATAAGGACCTGCACGTTTTCAGGATAACGTGAATTTGTCATAGGATTGGTTTTGATATGAAAAAATCTTTAACGCAATAGGTATTGACAAGGAAAAAAGATGCAGGCGGCTTAGCTTCAGGTTCGATTCCTGAGGCTGCACTAATCAGAATACAGAATAATATGCCTCACTATAACAAGGAAAACATATTGGTGGTAACGAAAGATGAAGTCCTTCAGGCAAGAGATATGAACGGGAAACCGTTCTTTTCTGGTTGGATTCATCTTCGTACAACACTATACCGCTATGAGAACAAAACGTGCGGCATCAAGCGTGCCGATCGTGGTGGAGGTAGAGGATGTGTGGTTACGATTGTGTTCGACAGCCTTCCACAAGAGATTCAGGATGCTATCGGCGACCCGCGAAAGAAAGAACACATTCTTCTTGACTTTTTCCAGATTGACCAGGATGCAGTATCCTTCTACAACAGCTATCGCACCCCTACCGGCGAACTGAAAGACTCTCAGAAACAAGCATACGTCACCGCTGCCAGCCTTTTGAATGCCGGTCTTGCTCTTATTCAGGCCCGTCGTGCAGAATGGCTTGGAAAAGGAAAGAATACCGTTCGCGGGCTGGAAGCTTCCGTATGCGAAGACCTGCGCACCTTTGCCCCTGTGCTTGTACGCAAGTTCCATCGCGAATACAATCTTCCGGAAAACATGATCCGTCTGCGTGAAAAGCTTCGCAATTACGGTGCATTGAACGGACAAGAACGCTATGCTTCGCTGGTGAAAGGCGTGTTCGGTAACCAGCACGCCAGCGTGAAAACGTTTGCACAGATGCAGCTTCTTGAAAGCATGTTCATGAGTCAGAAGCATAAACCTACTCCTACCGAGGTGGCCGACCAGTACAGCGCATTCCTTTCCGGTTATGTGGAAATCATCAACCAGGAAACAGGCGAAGTGTACGACCCAAAGGAATACGGAAAGCTAAGTCTTCGCACCATCACTTCCTATCTGGACACATGGCACAGCAAAATCGTGACATTCAGCAAGCGTGCAGGTGACAGACAGCGTTTTATTTCCGACTTTATTCCTGGCGGCTCCATGCTGAAGCCTGAATATGCAGGTAGCATCATCTCAGTGGACGACCGTAATCCTCCATTTTGGTTCGAAAAACGGAAGCGTGTATGTTTCTACTGCGCATACGATGTAGGCGCACAGTGCTTCACTGCATGGGTGTACGGAAAGAGAAAAGAAGGAATTATTGTGGATTTTTACCGCAACATCGTGCGTAATTACACTGCATGGGGTATTCCTCTTCCTGCCGAGATAGAGTGCGAAAGCTCTTTGAACGCTACTTATCGTAATAACATGCTTTCTGAAGGTGGAATGTTCCAGTACGTGCGTATGGAAGCCAACAAGGCGAGAGCTAAATACATCGAAAGAATGTGGGAAAAACTTCGTTACGATACAGAAAAAAAACGTGAAGGATGGCTGGCACGTCCTAATTCACTGCGAGAAAGTAACCAGAAGGGAGAAGATGACTGTCCGATTATCCCGTTCGATGACATTGTATATAACTGTCTCACGGACATTCAGAACTGGAACAACAGCCTGCATCCCGATCAGGAAAAATACAAAGGAATGACACGCTGGGAGGTGTTTACCGAGAATCAGAACCCGAATCTTCGTCAGGAAACCAACTGGAAGATGATTCTTCCTTACATCGGTTACAAGACAGAGAGCAGCTGCAACACCGGAACCATCAAGCTACAGCGTAAAGAGTTCTTCCTGGGGATAGACGGTGAGATAACCACGGGCGACGAACTTATTTCCTTGCTGGAACTGCTGGAAGGAAAAGAAGTAGACGTGTACTGGCTTGACGACAACGAAGGAAACGTGATGAAAGCACTGGTTTATCTGCGCGGAGGTGAAAGATGCATCTGCGAAGCGATACAGAAGCCGAAGTTCCACCGTGCGAAGATAGAACAGACCGCAGAGGACCGAAAGAACATGGGACTGGTAATGGCTTACATCAACACCTTCAGCGGTTATATCAGCCGCAGAAAGTCGGAAATTGACAAGGTGATGGTGATAGACCACCGCACTACTGTAGTCAATAACAAGTTTGTCATTCCAGGACTTGAACAGAAGAGACACTACGAAGATGACGGGGAACCTGAAATACTGGAACCCGAAACGGTAGAACCTGAAACGGTAGAAACGGAACAGGTGGAAGTGCTCGATGAAGGCAATGATGAAAACCCGTTCGAAAACCATTTGAAAGACATTCAAAAAGACGATAAACAGATATTGATTCAACAACTGACAAGTAACTTTTAAAGATATTAAACCATGATTGAAGTAAGTAAACAACTGATTGACATGTGTGTGAAAGCCCTTTTGCAGGCTTCAGAAAACTATGGTGGAACCGCAACACAGTTTGCACGTAAATATGGCATGAGTGCCAGCGTATGGAGTGAGATTAAGAACGGACGCACGGAAGGCAAGCTTTCTGCACAGAAATGGCTTAACATAGCATCCATTCTTGGCGTTCAGGTAAACAAACGCCCTTGGAAAATGGCACGTACAGAGGTTTTCAACGCTATAGAACGCGGTGTGCTGGCTTGCAAGAACTATGGATGGGGCATGATATTCGTCGATAAATGCGCCATCGGAAAGACCTACAGCGCAAAGTTTCTGGCCAAGACGCAGAAAAACTGCTTTTATGTAGACGGTTCTCAGTGCAAGACAAAGATTCTTTTCACCCGCACGCTGGCACAAGTTATCGGCGTGGAATCTGCCGGACGCTATCAGGATGTGAAGATGCGCATCAAGAACGCGCTGAATGTGCTCGAAAAACCCGTAGTCATCATCGATGAAGCCGGAGACCTGGAATATAACGCATTTCTCGACCTGAAGGAATTCTACAACGCCACGGAAGGGGCTTGCGGATGGTACATGATGGGTGCCAACGGACTTCGCAAGAAGATAACAGACGGAATCAGCCGCGAGTCAGTAGGATTTGAGGAAATCTTCTCACGATTCAGCGATGCCTACGCACACGTGGTACCTACCAACAAGGACGAACAGATAGAGTTCTACCGCAAGCTGCTGACCGATGTGCTTTCTGTCAATATGGAAGACAAAACCAACCTTCAGAAACTTGTAAACCAGTGTCTCACCGTCAGCACCGGAAACAATATCACCGGTCTGCGCCGTGCGGAAAAAATGTTAATCCTTAACTCATAACGATTATGGCAAGAGCATTATCAGTGAAAAACATCTACTCCCAGCGGTTCACCACCTTGCAGATGGAAGGTGCGTATCAGGAACCGTTCGGTGAGCCTTCCGACAACGGAATATGGCTTATCTATGGGAAGGAAAAGAACGGAAAGACCACATTTGCACTCCAGCTTGCACGTTACCTCAGCACCAAGAAAAAGGTGCTGTACGTGTCGGCAGAGGAAGGCGTGGAAATGGAGTTTACCCGTGCATGTTCACGTGCAGGAATCACGGAGAAAGACCGTAACCTGAACTTTATCGACTACGAGCCGCTGGAAGAGCTGAAAGAACGCATCTCAAAGAAGAAATCGGCACGCATCGTATTCATCGATAACATTACCATCTACAATGATGAACTGAAGGGAGGTGCACTCCGCGCATTGCAGCGTGATTATCCGAATCACCTGTTTGTGTTTATCGCTCACGAAGACGATACAGGAGGCGCACCTTACACCAGCAGCGGTAAGCTGTGCAAGAAGCTGGCAAAGATAATCTGTCACGTGGAAGGAATGAGTGCCCAGATAGCAGGACGATGCCCTGGCGGAACAGTGGTAGTAAACGAGGAAAGGGCCGCATTGTATTACGGAAATCAAGTAAAAGATAGCAATGAATACGACAACCAAGAGAATGATACCGAAATGGATGATTAAGAAGCTGCACGTGCTGTATGCACGCTACGGCTTGTCGGAGGAACAGTACCGCGCACTGATCCTGGAGCTGACCGACGGACGAACCGACACCACCAAGGAACTCACCTACGCCGAGTCGCAGTATCTGGCTGGTTACATCACCGGAGCAAACACCACCATCAAGCCGGTGGCCGAAAGGCTTATCGAGAAGTCGCTGAAATGGCAGCGCAGCGCGGTGCTGAAACGCCTTCAGCAGATTGGAGTAGATACCTCTTCCTGGGATGCGGTTAACGCCTACCTTCGCAGCCCTCGCATCGCCGGGAAGCCTCTTTACGAACTGGACAGCGAAGAGCTGTCCGCACTGATACCGAAACTTGAATCTATTAAACGAAAACAGAATGGCTGAATACGACGTTAACGACCAGCGCATAAACCGCATTAACTACATCCTGGACGAACTTCCCCGCATAGAGGAACGCATCGACCGGATTAATGCGCAGATAGGAAGCCGAGAGATGACGGGACAGCAGTTCCGCAACCTGGTGGCCGAAAGAAGCACCCTCGTAAAGAGGTTTAATGAACTGAATCGCGAGGCGAAGGAAAACTACCGCCTCGTGACCGGAAAGGAGAAAGGAAAGATAACCTATAGCACGGAAACGACGATATGAAGAAGAAATACAGAGTTTGGCGCGTAGTGATTAACGTACTGGGTCATCATCTGGCAGTGAGGTTCCGCCACGATACGGACAACCTTAGCGAAGTAAGAGCATACTACATGCGAATCTATCGGAACAGAGGGCCTATACGGCTTTATTATACAGAATTTAATTAACCTTTAAAAACAAGTAATTATGGCAACAAAAAGAACAAAGAAAACAGTAGTAAGTGGAGTAACACGCGAACAGTACGAACAGGCATTTGCCGATTTTGCAATGGCCGACGCAAAGGCCCAGTCACTCACAGCTAAGATGGATCAGGAAATGACACGCATACGCGAGAAGTACGCCGACCAGCTGGCAGAACTGAACTCTACGAAGGACGAATCATTCGAAGTGATGCAGACCTTTGCCATGGAGAATAAAGATGCCCTGTTCAGCAAGAAAAAGAGCCTGGAATCAGCTCACGGAGTAATCGGATTCCGCACAGGAAATCCGAAACTGAAGAACCTGAAGGGTTACACCTGGGCATCGGTCACAAATCTGGCTAAAGAATTCCTTCCTGAATATATCCGCATCACAGAAGAACTTGCAAAAGACAAGCTGCTGGCTGACCGTGAAGTTCCTGAAGTAGCTGAATTATTCCCGAAAATCGGCGTAACCGTGGTGCAGGAAGAATCATTTTACGTAGAACCAAAGAAAGAAAGCGATGCGCAAACGGCCTAAGTACACGTATTCACGAAGAGGACAAACTCTTTGGATTGTATATCGCAATGAATACACAAAGTCAACATGTGAAGGCACTCCCATAGCGGAGTGTCATTCACAGGAAGAAGCAAGGGATAAAGTTTATGAACTTAATGGATGGAAGAAAAATGAAAAAGTACAGAATTGAAAGACAATTTATCAAGAAACCTATTCCAAAATATGCATTGGAAGTATCTGGATACTATCACAATAGATTTCCTATAAAATCTCTTACGAAAGAGGAGGCAAAGGAAGAAATGAACATCATCGAAAGATACTTGAACAATTTTGTGTACATAGTTCGAAATTCGAAAAATATTCTTGGTGTAACTCATAAGATAGAACGAACAGATAATCGCATTACGGTATACACGCTCTACAATACACCTATAATCACATTCTGGATTGAGGAGGAAAAGGAAGATGAATAAGTTATTCTGTTGTATATGTGGAATAGAAATAAACCCCAAAGAAGGATATTATAATGCACCTTCAGGTCCTCATTGCATACATTGTTGGACAGGAGAACACATTAAAAGTAGAGGAAAAGGAATATATGTCATTAAGACTGGATCTGGAGATTATTTGAAAGAAGGGTATCCAAAACTTTCATCTGATTATTCGTATGAATTATGTTTTGTCAAAGATATTAAAAAGGCAAGAAAATTTGATAGCTTTATCAATGCCTGTGATTTCCAGCTTCTGTCTCCATTTCTTTCAGGATGTGAGATTGTTAAATTAAAGTGATTATGATTAACGACATGAAACCAGGGGAAGTCCGAATGTTAGAAGACGGAACCAAAATAAAATTTGTAGAAGTGCCAAACATTGAAAGTTTAGACACACCGTGTCAGTATTGCGTGTTCGAGAATGAACGCTGTCAGGAACGCGCGATACTTCTTGGAGGATGCGACCCCATGACACGCGAAGACGGAAAGTTTGGCATCTTTATTAACGCTGGGAATGCCTGACCTGTTTAAACCTCGCAGAGTGGCGGTGAAGATTCACTACAGCATGATCAGTCAGTTCATGTATGTGTGGGTGAAGTGGAACCGCCCCTGCGACTTATCAGTACAGCGTTCAAATAAATCTCCTGAATTGCTTGGTATATGTTTCGATGTGAAGAATAACGATACACTGGACATGATGGAAGATGTACGTAAGAGTTTAAAAACCGAAATTATTGATTTATGAAAACGATAAAGAATCTACAAGTAACAGTAAAATATACTGCTGGGTTTGAAAATGTAGAAGTACCTGATGATGTATATGAGGGTTTGATGAATGGATGTTTATTTGACTCAGAATCTTTAAATATGAGTGATGAAGAAAATGCGGCAATGGAATGGATGGCTGACCATATTAGTGAAAGAGACGCAATGAGTTGGGAATACGAAGTAGACGATGTACAATAGGAAATAAATATGAGCGAAAAAGAACAAATAATGTATTTCATTGACCAGGTTCTTTCAGACTTTACCAATGAAGGAGCGATGGAAGTACTGGAAGATGTAAAGAGTGAGATAGACATTAGAACCGAATCATGCGAAGAAGGTACATACACAGTAACAAGTGAATGATATGGGAAATCTCAAAGTCTATTATGGCTGGTCAAGAATTGGAAATGTCCGTAAAAAACGTGCTTTGTCTGTCATGTTTGAGAATGATGCACAGGGTTGCAGAAGCGAACGAGGACAAAGATGTCTGAGAACTATGCAAGATACAGTATTCGAACGATACCAGACAAAAGATGAAGAGAAGGACGGTAAGAAACAGAACCGAATATTTACGGAATACAGCTTATTCTTTGATGAGAAGCCTATAAATGGAAGTCTTGAACGATGCTTGCTGGTTAACAGCGAAGCGGACAAGAACCATATATCCAAGACTATGCGTGAAAGTATTTCCGAAGCTCTACGGAATGCCTTTATGCTCAACAATCCAGGTTATAAAGAGCCGAGAATCCAACTTGAATTGAACTTTGAATGATAATGAATATTATATGAACGCAAACGATCAAGAAAAATTATGTAAAAAAGGATATGTCATTCTCAGAAGAATGGATACTCCATTACCTCACATAAAGTACAAGAGTAAGTCGAATCCAAGGTCATGGAAAAAATATGATGGTAATTACCAAACTAAGGCTTACCGTGATAGGATGATGACAGAATTGCTTAAAAATGAGAACTACATCGAAGACTGACAAAAAATCCCCGACACCGCAACCGGATGCCGGGGATTTTCATTTTTAATTATTCATTATTAATTAATTTAGGGTTCGCCCAGGTAATGACATATCGCCTCATGCTGAAGCGGCGTAAGCGTGCGCTGTCCTTTCTTGTAGTGAAGTTCCTCCAGTCTTTTTTGCAGGTCTTTGTTCAGAACAATCCAGCGGAGAAGCTGGGTAACGGCACTGCGGGCAGAAGAGCGTGGAAAGTATCGCAGTGCAAGGTCAGTGAGATAAATAGCGTGCATAATGTTATGTTTTTCCATGTAAAGATAATAAAAATAATTAGGAATAAATTACCCCGTAGTAAACGCATTGTTACTACGGGGTAATTTATCGGTTACTAAGTAGTAATGATGGGTTTACTACGTAGTAGTTAAGGAAGCGGTTCTTCTTTGTCTTCCTGCAAGCTTTTCACCTTGTGGAAGCTCAGATTTGCGATGTTAAGCTGACCTTTCAGTCCGATGCCCGGTCGGAACTGGAGAGTCACCTTTTTAATCATCGACGGGCTGAAGGTGTCTTCCGTGGCGGTTCCTGTGCTGCGAAGCTGCGCCTGAAAGCTTCCCAGGTTCTCCAGTTTCACGATTTGTCCGGCTGCGATGTGCAGGTTAATACGCTTCACCAGGGCACGAATCACGTTCAGCACGTCACCGTCGGTCAGTGTGGTGGCATACGCTATCTCTTCCGACAATTCGTTGATACCAACTGAGCCGGAAGCCTGTGCCTTGGCATAATACTTGTACTCTCCGCTTTCACGGTCCTGCGGATTGAGCATCTTTGCTACGCTGTAGTTAATTGCCATAATCTTTTGTGTTTAAGTGTGAATAATGTAGTTAACTTGTCATGACTCTGCAAAAGTAGGCACGCGCTGGCATAAAGAGTTGACAATTTGCTTTTTTCGTGCTGATTATGTATCTTTGTAGCAACAAATCAAACAATTACACATGCGAAACGTAGAGCTGACAAAGACAAGAGACCGTAAGATGGTGGAAATGTTTCACAATCTGTACGACGTGAAGCGCATCCGGCTGGATGACGTGCTTCGTCAGCTTAGCGAACGTGTGTTTTTCCTGTCTACAGACTACATCTATAAGCGCATATTCTACAACGTAGATAATCTGGCATATTACGAACAGCTAAAAAAAGGAGCCGGAAAGAAAAAATCTTCCGACTCCGCTCAGATGTCTATCGATTTTTGACATCGTACAACCCGCCTTCATCCAGTGCGGGTTTATTGAATGAGCGTGAAACTCCTACTTCTCTGTCTTCATCCTGAACGATTTGCTTCAAGTTAAGTCCGCTGAATTCTGACACATTCGTTTGAAATGATATGCGGTAAAGGTTTCCTGAACCTCCTGATTCTTCCCTGTTGGTACCGCTTCGACGCATCTGGTGGAAGTTCTTTCCGTTTCGTCCGTGAAACATGAGTCCTACAAGCAGAAGAAGGTCAAGATACTGTAATGCTTCTTCCTGCATGGTCGCGCCTTCGTAGGTGTCGCTGAATGTTTCCCAGAAGATGTGCATGTCTACCTGAAGGTTTGCGTTCTGCATCAGTTCGCCGGCATCGTCTATCTCCAGGGTGTTGAACTCAAAGAAGATGGCAGGCGTAGAGAAAGGGTGTTCCTCACTCAGATAATCTACCTGCTCGTGCCATAAGTCAATGTGCTGGAAGTCTGGCAATGCTTCCAGTCTTTCGCGCAGTTCTGCGTAATCGTCCGGTATGTTTTCAATGAATTCCAAACGGTTTTGAACGATGTTCGAAAGCTCTTTAAATAGTTCGGTGTACATTTCTTTAATGAATAATGAAAATGAATAATAAAAGCGTTATTCGCTGTACTTGTCGCTTACTTCGTCGGTAATGCGGTCCACATTCTCCATAAGAGTGTCTTCCAGTTCTGTCATCAGTTCGTGGCTTTCTCCGATGAACTGGCGGCGAGGAAGTTTCTTTACGGCCTTACCGAAAATCTTGATGTAACCGCCTTCGTTGTGTACTTCTGCATAAGGAAGGTCTGAACCTACTCTTACCTGCTTTTCGCTTGCTTCGAACACGGTAATGCTGTTCATCAGGTTGGCACCCGGACCGATAAGAATTCCTCTCCTTGTGGCTGTGTTGCTGAAATTCAGTTTTTTCTGTGTCTTACTTCGCCTGGTCTTACCGGTCTTTCTGCTTCGCACATACCGCACGGAAGTACGCTTTTCTCCCTTGTACTGGAAGCCATACCATGGGCTGCCTTTTTTGCGCCGTTCCACCTCCGGCCAGGGAGTTATCCCGTTGTTACGGAATCCCTGACGACGGAAGTTTTCGCGGAACTCGTCGACGGCCATCTTTCCAGCTTGTCGCGGAAGGTCTTTCTGTATGTATCGCGAAATCTTTTTTTCGATTTCACGCAGCATGTTTTTACTCATCTTTGTTTTTCTCGTATATAGTTTTTCCAAACTGGCCTTTTATTACGCTTTCATGCTTTTTATCTCCGCTAAGTAGTTCATCAGGTATTTCTTCTGGAAAAGCTTTGCATGTATAAGTATCCCAGTCATAATGTATGCAAGTGGCACATTGCGACTTATACATATTAAAATATTCCATACGGTCGTTAATTCTTGTAATCATGATTATCTTGTTTTACGTTTTGAATAATTCCATCCTTGTTTTTTTGCTACACGTTTCCATAACAGGTGATAATGGATTATGCCAGCCTGCTCTGGAGTTATATATTCGTTTTCAACAGCTTTCAGTAATTCTTCCCTTATTATTTTATTCTGACGATTCATAGAAGTACGAAAACTTTTCAAATCTTTAAATTTACCCCATCCGCTTTCCGGCCTTTTCATACTAAATGTGTATAAAGGGGTAACAGCCCTAATTTCGGCCAAATCATTGAATACAGCAAGAGCAATGTCGTCAATACTGAACGAGTTTCCGATGTGCGCCCACCTTTTTTCATCAGCAGCCCATCCTCGAGGATGGTTATGTGTAAAGATAGCATTTTTCATCAAATTGCATTCTTCTTTTGTAAAATAAACATTGTAAGCTTGCCCTCTTTTGTCAAGAATGAGATTTCCATCTTTATCATATACAACCCCAGTTTCAAATTTTTTATTCATTCTGATATTATTTTCCATATCTGTAACTTTACGTGTCAGTTGTTCATCTCCTACAGTTTTGAGAGTATTCCTATTTAGGAACTTTTCTACTGCTTTGCGGGCTTCTTTTCCAGCATCCTTGATATAAGGATGTGTGTCGGTAAACATCTCGCCTGTAATGCCAGGATTCTTGTCAAGTCCGGGTTCCGGCTTGTCATGTCCTGAAGGTGTCTTTCCTTCGGTTATCTTTTCATCGGTACTTGTCAGGCCGCACTTGCAGTTCCACAGATTGCCAGGATAGTTGGTATTCCAGAAAGGGTCGTCGGCCTTCCACACGCGGTTGTAGAATACGCGGTGACCTTCACGCTTGTTAACCGATACAGACGGAAGCCATTTCAGGTTAGGATACAGGTCTTTGTCTTTTTCGAACCGCTTCCAGTCGGCTGCAAAACGGGCACGACGTACGGCTGTGTCGTATTCCGTGCGTAGCCAGTTCACGTTGTATTCCTGTATGATGGGTTCCGTGTCCTTGCGGAACTGGTCGAACGATTTCAGCTTTCCTTCTTCATCGGTCAGCTGCTCGTGCAGTTCTTTCTGCTGCTGGTGTGTCTTGAACGCGGCAAACACGGCTTCACTGTGCCGAAGTGCTTCCAGGAAATCGCGGTCTGGCGTTCCCCATTCTGGGCTTCCAAAAATGTCAAGAGCCTTGTCAAGCTGGTTGAAGGTGTGGGCAAACAAATCCGGCTCTATGTCCTTGTCTACATCAAAACCTTTCGAGCGAAGGCGGTTCAGCACGCGGTCGCGTATCTTGTCGCTCAGCTTCAATCCGGCTGCTTCTACGGCCACAGAATGGGGCGTATGACCTTCACCATAGTACAGCGTGTTGATAATGCGTGAAAAGCCTTCATTCCTTACCTTTTCTTTTTTTTTATCGGGTTCCGGCGGCTCAGGGTCATTATTTGTGGTTGGATTGTTGTTGCTTTTCCCGTTGTCTTTCATGTTTCCACCTTCCTGCATACCCTGATTGGTTACCTGCTTGACAGCCGTAATAGGCAGACCGGTCATTTCGGCCACTTTTTCGGGGTCAAAGTCGAAGGTATATGCCAGGTTCTTGATAGCTTCCACGTATTCCTTCAGTGTCATCGTCTCATGATCATCCCATTCCAGACGGCATCCCTTGAACACAGCGTACACGGGACTTATCTTGATAAGACGGGGTATAATCTCCTGATTGAATACATACTGGAAAAGAAGCTTGTCGGCCTCGTGACGGTATTTCTCTACCCGTTCGTGGATTTCGGCGGTTCCTTCGTATGCTTCATTGTTGGTGGTTCCTGTCTGCCCAAGAATAAGGCGTGTGATAATCTTGTGGCAGCGTTCCATGAAGGGGGCGAATGCGTTGGTGGTGTTACCGGATATTTCTTTTCCGAATTCCACGGACTCCTGCGCATTCAATACACCGTTACGGCAAGAACGCATCTCTTCCAACATGTTAAAAAGTTCATCCCGACGTTCCGCATCCATACGGTTGGTAATGACAAACATCCAGGGAACCCCGTACATGTCGATGTAGTTCAGCCAGCTACCAAATCCAAGTTTCTTGGCATAGATGGGCATGGCCAGCACGTTCAGCAGACCGAGGTCCCAGTCTTTTCCAAACTGGTAGTAATAGGTTTCCATACCTCCTGTTCGGTAGGATATTCCCTGATTGTCGGTACTACGTTCCAGAATGGCACCTACCTGCGCAATGTAGTTGCACTGTGGCACTTCGGAAATTTCTTCGATTTCCATGGTGTCCTTATTCATTTTCTCCGTCAGGTCAACAAGCAGTGTTCCTTGAAGCTGTGACATGACGCACATTCTTCGCAAGTCCTGGAACCAGGTGCGCTCCAGCAGACGCTGTGCTTTTTCCACCTTGTTTCCTCTGCGGTCTACAATCTTATAGGATGCCATCTGCAATGGGAGCACGCGGTTTTCGACGGTGGCCTGAAGGTCATCGTCGCGAAGAAGGTTCTGATAGATGTAGTACAAAAGATAGCGGCGAGGCCGTTCGGGGTCGGTGGCTTGCATTACGGCCATCTGCCAGTCTTTTATTTCCTTTGTCCGCATATCGGACGATGGACGCTTGAACGGTATAGGTCCGGGTGTCATTCCAGGAATACCTCTCTTATCGTGATATACGGTGGCTACTTTCTGGAAGCTGGCCATTTGCAGCACATAATTTTCAATGCTGCTATAAATTTGTTTGAATGGATTTTTCATGACGTTCTAAAAAAAATATTCTTCTCTTCGGTTATTTATCCAGATTCCGGGCACTTTCCCGGTTTCAGGGTCTACAATTTCGGGCACATCCGTAAGCGGCATTTCCCCGTCGCGTATACGTGCCAGCACATCGTATGCCCATGCGTACAGTTCAGAATAGTCTTCAGGAACCTTGCGGGCGGCATTTCTTCGCACAGCCCTGTACACCACCATGCAGGTAATGATACGCTGAATCATTCCATTCTGAATGGTAGGCTCGCCAAACAGCTTGCTGCAGTCGTATCTACCTCCTATGTAGCTGCTTACTTCATCGATACTTCCTTGCTCCAGCCTGTCAAGAATGGAACTGTCTTTCTCAATGCTGCTTTGTATCATCGGCTCTTGAATGACCGACTTCACATCTTCCATTGTAATGTATCTCATAATTATATAGGTGTGTAATTGTTACCATTCGTATTTCCTTCTTCTCCTCATCCGTGGTGGGCGGTATCCTTCACGCTTTTCCTTTTCCTCTTTAGGTACCGGAGGCGATGTGTACATTTCCAGTTTTTTGATGGCCTGTTCGTCGGCATCTGGACTGTCATCGTGTTCCGTCATTCCAGGTTCTATGGCGAAGAGTTGCTTCATTCCTACCTGAATGTCGGGGCTTCCTTTCAGCTTTTCGTTCACATATATTCTACCGTTCTGATAGTACGGATGCATGGTGAGCAGACGGATAAGTTTTGCCATTGAACTTCGCGGTTCCTGACTGATAAGCAGGTTTACGCCTGTTTCTTTCTGTGTTTCCTGCAAGATGCGCTCCAGCTCATCGTTCCAGAACTGGCTTTCATATTGCCAGAACACCTCGATACCTTCTTTCTTCAACTCCAATGTTTTCCAGCACATCCATTCTACGGCCATCTTCATTTTGCTTTGCTTCACGAATCCGTCTATCAGCCAGAAGTCGTTCCGGTGTCTTCCCCACAGCTTCACGGCGTTGTAGTCGGAAGTCTCGCTACCTGCATACGCCACATCCCAATGGCCTACGATGGCATTCATGCAATGAAGGTCGGGCATGGGTTCCCACTTTATCGTTTCGGGCTTGAATATCTTTCCACGCACCAGCGGCTCGTGGTTATACTCTGCATGCGCGGCCAGGATACCCATGTCATTTTCCTGCTGACGGTAAAACTCAGCGGTGTACATGGATGGCCATGCCGGTTCGTAGGTGACGGGATTGTACGCACATACCAGGTGCCAGTCCCAGTCTTTGTGCCGTTCGCGAAGGATGGTCTGCACCATGCGCGATGCAAAACGGTTGTTGCTTCCTATCAGTCTTCGCTTTTTTCCGGTCATGGTAGGAATCACGTCGTTCTCTATCCATTCGGCCAAATCGTCCTGCGTCTTGCTGTTCTTGATGGTCTGAGGTGTTTCAAGGTCGTCTATTCCCCACAGGTCCGGACGATGTGCTCCCTTACGAAGGCCGCGCACTTTCATGCGGGCACCAAAAGCCTTGCATATCCATCCGCTTGTGGTGACAAAGTTTCCGCGTTCCCAGTAGCCGGGGTTTTCCTGTTCGCCGAAGTCATGCTTCAGCAGCTCGTTTCCTTCCAGTTCCGCACGAAGGTCTTCCAGCAAGTCAGCCGCACGGTCGAACGTATCGCTTACCAGACAGAAGTAATGCGTCTCACGGTTAATCCACAGCCACAGCGGTATGATGACATCGTTCCATACAGACTTTGCCAGTCCGCGTCCCCATTCCGCATATCCTTTGTACAGCGGATTTTCTTTCACCTTGTTGGCATGTTCTATCTGGAAAGGTGCGCTTTCGGATGTGGCATAATGCGGAAGGTAGGTAGAAACGAAGTAGCCTACATCTTCTTTTGCCCTGCGGATACGCGACTGCTTTTCCAGTATGCTTTCATCCGGATTCACCAGGTCTCTTGTAGTGCGTGCACGTGCCAGCTTTTCGAGGTATCTTTTCTGAATTTCCTGATCATTCTTTTTCATTAGCCCAAAAGTTTAGATACATCGTAAATATGTGCTTCCTGGAAGTCCAGACTTTCATAATAAAGATGCGGATTGGCCGTCTTCATTGCATCGAACACACGGTCCATCACTTCCAGATAAACGGAAAACGTGATACGGTTTTCCTTGTTCATGTTTTCCATCTGCTTTCCCCATGCGTTCACGCTATTGTCAAGACTGGCCGCCTGCTTTCGCAGTTCCATGACCAGCTCCTTGTCGCCTTCCTTTTCCGCTTCGTCTATCCGTTGCAATATCTCCAGTTTGTCTTCAGCCAGCATACGGATAATTTCTAACACGTTATCGGCCTGTTCCTTGCTGTTGACTACAGAAGCAATCCTTTCTTTTTTCCAAAGCCCATCTTTGTCGTTAACCCACTTGGAAACGGACTTTTCAGAAACTTTCAAACGTTCGGAAATTTCCTTGTTTGACAGGCCGTCTTTCACATAGAGGTCGTGTGCCTCCTTGCGAAGTTTTTTGTAATATTCTTTGCTTGCCATAACATTTAATTTACTGAGACAAAGGTCACATTATTATACGACCTCCTGAAAATGGCTTTTCATAAAGAAATTATTTGTTCCATAATGGAAAAAATTTTACCCTTTATCGACGTATTTTTTCCATCATGGAAACGCTCTTTCAGTACCTCAAAGGCATTTCTCAACTTTGCGTTGTAATCGAAAAGTGTAACTAAAACGCAGATGAAGAAATGAACATCACAGCAAAAGCAGAAAACGGACGTGCCGTCATCAGCATTAAAGGACAGATAGCCGGATGGAGGGATTCTGAGAAGAACTTTACCGCTACTGTAGACAGCCTGATAGAATCGGGCGTGAAAGACGCACATCTGTATATTAACAGTCCGGGAGGCGACTGCTTTGAGGCTAACGAAATTGTAAATGTGATGAAGCGTTTTCCGGGTACGGTGACAGGAGAAGGAGGTGCTCTGGTGGCCAGCGCAGCCACTTACATCGCCATTCACTGCCAGTCGTTCACGATGCCTGAAAACGGACTGTTTATGATTCACCAGCCAAGTGGAATTGCCAGCGGAAGGAAAGCAGAAATTAAGACCTACCTGGATCTTCTGGACAAAATCAGTCAGACTTATTATGATGCCTACATGGCGCGAACCACAATGCCTGAAAAGGAATTCAAGGAAAAGTGGGATGCAGGCGATTTCTGGATGAACGCGAAAGAAGCCAAGGAATACGGTTTTGCTACCTCTATCGGAGGAAAGACCGACATCACAGAAGATACGGCTTCTATGATTGCGAAAGCCGGTTACAACGGTCCGGTATCATTAACCGTTGCAAAACAGATTAATAACCCTAAAACCCCAAAACAAGAAATGGAACTGAACGCATTACTGGTACAGTTTGGACTTTCGGCCAGCATGTCGGAAGGACAGTTTATTGAAACTATTAGTGAATGGAAACGTAAGGCAGAACGTGTGGAAATGCTGGAGAAGAAAGAAGAAGACCGGCAGAACGCAGAAATCGAAGCATTGCTTAACCAGGCTATTCTTGACCGCCGCATCACAGCCGACGTGAAGGAAGACTGGAGAGAGATGCTGGTATCCAACTTTGAAAGCGGAAAGAAGATGCTGGCAGCTATGTCGCCCGTGAATAAGCCTGTAGTGGTGAAACCGCTTGGTAACAATTCGGGAGCCGACATGAAGTGGGAAGACATCAAGGACGATCCGTCTGCATGTGAAAAACTGATGAAGGAAGACCCGGAAACTTACGACCGCATCTTCAATGAATGGGTAACAAAAAACAGAAAGTAATAACTCTTAAATTTTGAATTATATGGCCGAATTACAAGCTAATCTCTATCTGAACAAGTATCTGGACCCTCAGCTCCTTATTGACCGTCAGAACTTCCGTGATGACTTCCTGGCTACGTTGGGAACAGTTCCTCAGGCCGCACGCACAGCCGACGGTGTACGCCGAAACAAACTGATTAACAACGTAGAGTTCAAGGTGAACAACAACTCGGAATTTACCGCAAAACAAGTAGAAGGTAAAAACCTGATTGTAGAATGGGAAAAATATGATACGACTCCCACTGCCATTACAGATGTGGAACTCCGTTATCTTCCGTTCGACAAGGAAAGCGCCATCCGTAAACTGCATGACGATTGCTTCAAAAACGGTATGCTGAAACATGCCATGTACAAGCTTTGTCCGGAAAACAATGATGACGAGGATAACATGCCTGTACTGAAAACTACTGGTGAAAATGACGGAAGCGGTCGTCTTCGTCTGACTTATGCCGACCTGGTAAACTTTGCCACAAGGGTGAAAAATTGGAACATGCCTATCGCCAACCAGCTGTACATGATTCTTTGCCCGCAGCATACAGCCGACTTGCTGCTTGACCCTAACGCTTCGAAGTTCTTCTACGACCGTTCTTTCTATGCTGACCCGAAGACAGGTAAGATTAAGGGATTCATGGGTATGCAGTTCTTTGAAAACAACGATACTCCTTATTACACGGTATCTTCTCTTACACGTGTGGCAGAAGGATCAAGTCCTTCAGGAGGTACAGACTTGCAGGCAAGTATCGCTTACTATGCGCCTAATACCTATTACCACATCGAAAACGTGATGTCATTGTACAAGCCGATGGAAATTGACACAAAGAGCAAAGATCCGCAGGCTGAATATCGTCAGCGCACATGGGGTATCGTAGACCGCATTGAAGAATTCGGTGTGGCTGCCATCGTATCAGGTAAAAGTGAATAAAGGAGGTGCTTATGTCATTCCAAGGAGTAACAATTAATAAAGTACGAGGCGGACTGGTGCGGGCAACCGACACCAGCGACCGCACCGTGCTTCTGGTATGCGGTGCTACTGCCATTCCTTCAAAACTGCCAGATTACACGGCGGTGAAGCTGAACAGCATCGAAGCACTGGAGCAACTGACATGGACAGAGGAAACCGACACAAAGAACAAGGAGCTTCTGTATTATCATGCCAGTGAAGTGTTCCGTCTTTCTCCGGAAAGGGACTTGTGGGTCATGGTGGTACCTAAAACAAAGAAAGTGTCTGAACTGGCACTGGAAGATGAATTTATCAACGGTATTCGTGCAATAGACGGAGTGAATACCATCGGCGTGGCCGGGTTGACAGCTGATGAAGACCTTCCTACTGCTATCAATGCAATGCAGCTTTTGGTAGAAGACTTGATGGAAGATAACATCTACATAGACTGTGTGCTGCTGGAAGGATTGGGTACCTATCTTACCGACGCATCGAGCGCGGAAGATCTTCGCGCACTGGAAGCGGAGAATATCTCTGTCATCGTAGCGCAGGACTATGACGTGGCACAGAGCCAGACTGAATACAACAACTATGCGGCTGTGGGAAGTGCGCTGGGTATGCTTTCTGTTCGCTACGTGCATGAAAACATGGGTAGTGTGGATATTGAAAGTCATCCTCGCACGGCAAAAGGTACAGCAGACTACAGCATGCTTGACAAGACGCTGGGACGATGGGTAAATACGGCACTTAGTAACGGCACACTGATGACTTCTGTCAGCAAATCGGACCAGAAGACTTTGAATGAAAAAGGATACATCTACGCAAGTTCCTTCCAGGGATATGCAGGTGTATTTTTCTCAAACAGCCACACTTGCGTGGCAAAGGATACGGACTACGCATACATTGAATACAATGCCGTGTGGAACAAGGGAGCAAAACTGGTTCGGAACACGTTGATTCCTCGCGTAAGAGGACGTGTGGATGCAGACCCTTCAACAGGTTATATTGCATCTGAAACCATTGCTTATTGGACTTCTCTTGCACGACAGATACTTGAAACAATGGTTAATGCCAACAATGTGTCTGACTTTGATGTTTACATTGACTCTTCTCAGCCAGCCGTGAGCGACAAGCCGTTTGTGGTGCAAATCAAACTGGTGGCAAACGGCATTGTGCATGAATTCTCTGTAGACTTAGGTTTCACCAACAAAATTGACTGATTATGGCACTACTGAAAACGCTTATCAATAAGTTCGGTAAGATGGCCGGATGGAACTCAGTATCCACCACTATGCTGGGACGTACTATCGAGGGAATCACGGCACTTTCTTACAACGACTCGCAGGAGGTAGAGAATGCATACGGAAGAGGTAACAAGCCGGTAGGTCGTGCGGTAGGAAACTACACTTCACAGGCAAGCATTACGCTTTATAAGGAAGAAGCCATCGCGCTTCAGCAGTCTGTAGGACCAGGAAACAATATCATGGATATTGAACCGTTTGACATTTCGGTGCTCTACGAATACAATGGTATGATTTACAAGGATGTGATTCGTAACTGCCAGTTCTCAAACAACGGAGTAGAAGTGAAGCAGAACGACAAGACCATCGCTTACCAGTACACGCTTATCCCTTCTCATATTGACTGGGGACTTCCGGTGTAAAAAACTCTTTAAATAACGATTAAAAACGATATAAATGGAAAATAAATTACAGAAGAAGTCAGACTACGAAAGCCTGACTACAGAAGAAAAATCAAAGATTAACGGATTCACCGAAGCGGAACACAAGGACTTGAAAGCCAAATACGGAAACCGCCTTCGCATGGTAACCGTGGAAACCGAAGACGGAAGATATGACTACCTGGTTGTCCGTCCAAGCCGCGCACACATGATGCTGGTGGCAACCAAAGGAAAAGAAGGTGACTTTGAAGCAGCAAATAATGTGCTTATCCAGAACTGTGTAGTGGCAGGTGACAAAAAGGCCATCGACGATGACTATGCGGTATACAGCACCTTGCTTTCAGCCATTCAGGAAATGACGGAGGCCGTACAGGCTTTTATCAGAAAAGCATAGAAAAACTGGAATCCTCGTTCACGGAAATAGAAGGAATCAATGCGATACTGAGGTATCATTATCGGGTCGACCCTGATACGCTGGATGAGGATTCCTGGCTCAGGCTCTATGCGGAATACCGGATGGTAAGGAAAACTGAGCTGAAAGAAACGGAAACAGCAGTGTATAACGCACTGGCTACAGTGCTAAACAAATTATTCGAAAAGAAAGATGGCTTCAACGACTACACAATGGATTCTTGAACTGGTGGATAAAATAACCGGTCCGCTTCGTTCGGCTACTGAATCGGCTCAGAAAATGACCGATACAGTAGAACAGACCACGGATGAGGTGGAACAGTTGGGCCAGCAAGCTAATGAAACCGCATCTACGCTTGAAAAGTTCGGGAAAGGAATGTTTTTCATGAACGAAATCAAGGATGGAGTGGACGGTATAACTGATGCTTTCGACAATGCCATTCAGCCAGGAGTACAGTTTCAATATGCTATGTCGCAAGTTCAGGCTATTTCAGGTATTGCCGGTGATAAGTTTGATTTGGTTCAGCAAAAAGCACGAGATCTTGCAAAAACATTTGGTGTTGATGCATCGGATGCAGCTGGCGTGTTTTCCACATTGCTTTCACAATTAGGTCCACAGATTGCGGAATATCCTGATGCAATAGAAAGTATGGCCAGAAGTTCTTTGACTCTATCAAAGACAATGGATGGAGATGTGGCTGGAGCTGTAAGAGCGCTTACCACTTCATTCAATGCGTTTGAGGGTGAAGCAACAGATGTGGATTCAGCGGCTAAATTAATGAATATGCAGATGAACTTGATTGCCAAATCTGCACAGGTTGGTGCGGCTGAAGTAGTAGACATCTCTGAATCATTAAAGAATATTGGCCCAGCAGCAAGTAACCTTGGAGTTTCATTTGCCGAAACAAATGCATTATTCCAGGTACTTGGACAAAACCAAATCAAAGCTGCTGAAGCTGGTACGGCTCTTCGAAATTCCATGCTTATACTTTCTGCTCCGACAAGTGATGCTGCTAAAGCATTACAGGCATTAGGAGTAGATATGAGTGTAATGGCAGACAAGTCGATACCTTTTGCAGACCGATTGAAAGAACTGGTTCCAGTTATGAACAATACCGAAGTAATGGCAAGGCTGTTTGGACGAGAAAATGTAGTAGCAGGTCAGATATTGGTTGGTAATACTGAGAAGATAAAACAATGGACTGAAGAAGTACAGGGTTCTAATTCAGCCGTAGATCAGGCTAATATTATCATGAATACCACTGCGGAAAGAATGAAAAGAATGGATGCTTTTATTAATGACCTGAAGATTTCTTTCTTTCAATTCGTTGAACCTTTTGCTCCTATTATCAAAGTATTGGGTGTAGTAACTGGTGCTATTGTCACATTAGGTATGGTGGCTTTCAGCGTGACCAATATCATGCAACTTGGAATCACAAAGACGGCAATAACCTGGGCGGCATCTTGCAAGTTGATTACACGATCTATATATGGCATTCCGATTATCGGATGGGTGTTGGCTGTAATTGGTGCAATCGCTACACTGTATAACAGCTGGGAAGGATTCAGAGTCTACTTTATGGGATTTGTTAATTCTGTAAAGGAACTGTTTGTGCAGCTTGTTAAAATTGTAGTCAGCGCGGTAAAAGCCATTGTAAAATCAATCAATCCTGCCAACTGGTTTGATGACAGCTTTAAGTTCTCCGATGTATGGGAGCAGTTTGCTAAAGAAGCGAAAGCTGGTGGTGAGAAGATAGCAATGGCATGGAATGAGGGTAAAGCAAAAGGTCAGGAAAGCTGGAACCGTTCAAGAGGAATTACTACATACCTTCCGCAAATGAATAAACAAACAAGTATATCTTTTGCACCAAAAACTACAGATGGAAATAATCTTTCTTCCGGTAGCACAAGCACTGGAGGAAACGGAACTATAGGACTTGGTGGAAGCGGAAAGTCGGGAGGAGCACGTAACATTACCATGAATGTGACGATGAACAACACTTTCACCGTATCAGGAGATTCAGACTACCGTAAGATTTCCGAAAGGCTGAAGCGTGAAATGATAGCTATTTTGTCTGACGTAACACCTGCAATAGGATAATTATATGATAAATACAGGACTTAATATTGCCAATCTGTTTGCTGAAGTATTCGGCGTATCATCACCTATATATATTCCGTGGGGAAGAACATTGCCTGACTTCCCTACGGAAGAGTATAAGGACGTGAAGCTGGCCAGCCGTGAAGAAGTGGAAAGAAGAAGCTGGATGGGTACACCTGTACTCGACTCTTTTATACTGGACGGAGGTACTTACAAGCACTACAGTGATCAGGGAGAATTGACAGATGTCAGCATGAGCGATTTTCTGATGCCTGCCGCTACTTTGGTAGAGTTTAGCCGGGATATGAACGTATCGAAAACAAAGGTGCTTGGTGCTAAAGGAACAGTGAAGGAAATATACGGTATCAATGACTGGAATATCAACATACGCGGATTCTGTCTTACGGATAATTCAAGGGATTCACAGAAAACATACGAGGAACAGGCTCACGCACTTGTTCTTTTCCGCGATTTGGCAGACAGTATCAGCGTGACAGGTGACCTTTTTTTGAATAAAGGAATAACGGCCATCGTGATGGAAAACTTTCAGCTATCTCCTGTACAGGGAATTCCTGAAATGTACTCTTTTTCGATTCAGGCTACAAGTGACCAACCTTATTTGCAAAAAGTATGAGTTATGCGATGTGTGCTAGAATTACGTTCCCTGCTACTGACAGCAGAACGGAACTGAAGCTTTTCTATGTGACTAGCGTAGAAATAGCAAGCTCGTGGAAGATGCTGACCGACACTGCTGACATTGTGATTCCCCGAAAAATAAGAACTTTCTCAGGTCAGGATTTATTCACTTATTTCCAACCTGGAGATGCGGTAAAAATAGAGCTTGGATACAACGGTAATTATGTAACCGAATTCGAAGGATATGTGCAGAATGTATCACGCGGAATACCGGTGAAACTGCATTGTGAGGATGAGATGTACAAGCTGAAAAGAAGGTCTGTATCTTATTCAAAGAAGAGTGTCACGCTTGGAAAGCTTCTGGCTGACCTTTGTCCGGAATATGAGATAGTGACTTCCTTCGGTGACACGGAACTGGGAGCCGTGAGGTATTCGAATGTGCTGGTTTCTGCCGTTCTTGATGACATTCAGAAGAAGACAGGGCTTTACAGCTACTTTGTCGGTAAGACGCTTTACTGCGGAAATGTGTACACGGATAACGTGCAGCTTCCGGAAGTACGTATCGAACTGGAGAAGCAGGCGGTAAGCCAGGACTTACAGCACACGGAAGGCGATTACGAAGTGACCGCACTTGCTATCCTTAAGGGTGGAAAGAAGCTGGAAGCAAAAGCAGGAACAAAGGGTGCTGAAACAGTAAGTCTTACTTACAACGACAAAGACCAGAAGGTTACGCTGGAGGTACTGAAGGACTTTGCGGAACGATACTATGAGGGATTGAAAAAACAGAAGTACAAAGGTGGAGTGGAACTGTTCGGTATTCCTTCCGTTCGATTTGGCATGGTGATGGATTTGAAAAGCATGATCACGCCGGAAATGGATGGTAAATACTTTATCGAGAAAGTGACAAAGACATTTTCTGACAATGCTACTTACCGTCAAAAAGTAGAACTGGGAGGACGTGCGGAATGACACTGGATGAAGAATTGAAGCAGGCGATGTCTAAGCTTCCAGGGAAAACAAAGGCGACGCTGGTATGGGTGGAAGTGCTTTCGGTGAATACCGATGAAAAAACAATGGATGCAAAGGGAGTGACCGACGGGCTGGAGTTTTACGATATTCAGCTGGGTGCAGGTTCCGTGATATTGTATCCTAAATCCGGTTCTTTATGCCTGGTGGGTATAGTGGAAGGACAGTCTTCGGATGCATTTCTCATATCGGCTACTGAAGTGGAGAAGATGGAAATCACCGCATCGGCTGAAATCGTGATAAACGGAGGAAGTAACGGAGGGTTGATTAACATCGTCACACTTACCGATAAGATTAACGAACTGGTACGCACATTCAATGGACACACTCACCAGGTTAGCACTACCGGTTCTGCTACGGCACAGACGGGAACCGCTGCTGCGGTCACATCGAAAGCCAACGAACTGAACAAACAGGATTATGAGGACACTAAAGTGACGCACTGATATGATAAAAGGAATAATGCTTGACGACAGCGGAGACTTGCTGATACAGGAAAGACTTACGCTGGGCGATACAACGATTCAATGTGCAGCCATCGTGCTTGGAATGAATCAGGGTGAATGGAAGGAAGACCCTGCACTGGGTCCTAACCTTCTGAGATATATACGCTCCTCTGCCAACCGTGCAAAGATAGAAAAGCAGATTCGCTTGCATCTGGAGCGCGCAGGAGTGGACTACGATGAACTGGAAGAGAACATTCAACTTATTTTATCAGAAAATGAAAACTGAAAGTATGGAAATCATTACAGGAATCAAAAACATGCTGGCTACGCTATTCAGCATCACGCTGGCATACTTCGCACCGGTGAAGGACATGGTGTTTGTCATCTTCTTCATCTTCGCGATTAACTGTCTGGCCGGACTCATTGCCGGCATTGTGGCCAAACACGAACGGTTCAACAACCGGAAGTTCTTTCACTGCCTGCTGGAGACATTCGTGTTCTACGTAATCGTGCTGAGCATCTACATTATCGGAGAGAAGATGAAGAACCTGGACGGGGCTTTGCAGTGCATTACAGGCATCGTGTATGCCGTGTGCTACTTCTACGGGGTGAACACCCTGCGAAACATGCGCAAGCTGTTCCCTCACTCCAGGCCGCTGAACTTCATGTATTATGTGTTTAGCTTCGAAGTGGTACGGAAGATACCTTATTTACAACAATTTTTAGATAACGAAAAGAAAGAGGAGGAAACAAAATGACACAGTTACCAAGAGGTTTACGCAACAATAATCCCGGAAACATCCGGCTGAGTAAAGACAAATGGCAGGGACTTCGACAGGAACAGACGGACGGAACATTCTTCCAGTTTATCGCTCCCATGTGGGGGTATCGCGCACTGATCCGCACGCTTCAGAACTACCACCGTCTGCACGGATGCCGAACCATCGCGGAATACATCAACCGCTGGGCACCCGCTACGGAGAATCACACATCGGGCTACATCTCAGCCGTGTGCCGGGAAATGCAGGTGCCTACCACGTTTGAACCCGATGTGAACGACCAGGCGACGATGTGCGCTTTTGCATCGGCTATCAGCCTGGTGGAAAACGGTATTCCGGCTGTGCAGCAGGATGTACTGGATGGATGGAAAGCTTTGTAGAATTTTAAAAAGAATCAATATGGAAACAATCTTCGGAATCATATCGGCGTTGATTTTTGCCGTATATACCGCAGTGGTAATCTACAAGAAAGGCGGTATTCCTTATTCAATCTCAGAGACCTATTACCGGCTGGAGCACCCGAAATGGTTTTCCTTCTGCATGGGGCTTAACGGTATTACCTTCTTTGGGTCGGCTGTTTTACGAACTCCTGAAAACATTCAGTTCCTCGTGTTCCTGGCATTGATAGGAATGATAATCATTACACTTTCACCCCGATTCAAGGAACGAACGGAAGGAATTATACATTATTGCGGTACCGCACTTCTTCTGCTCAGTACGCAGGCGTGGGTGGCATGTACGAATCCCTGGCTGCTGATTACATGGCTTCTTCCGATAGTCTACATCGTGCGGCACGTGATGGCCGATAACATGCAGTCGGATTTGTGGAATAAGATAGTATATGCAAGGCCCGCGTTCTGGCTGGAGATAACCGGATTCATTATCATTTTTATCAATCTTATACTTTTATGATGGAAAGACTACTCGATAAGGCCTACAAGTGGATGGAAAGCTTTCTGCTGCTTGTATCCCTGGCACTGATGCTGACGGCCTGCAAGTCGCAGCCTCCCATGAAGCTGGATGCCACCACCGACAAGCAGACGGATACGAAGACCGACACGCAGGTATCGGACAGTTCCTATCAGCATACGCAGGAGATGATTAAGGAGCTTTCCTCCAGCTGGTGGCAGAAACTGGAGGAGGTTACGGCAAGCTGGGAACGCACGGAGTATTCACCGCCTGATTCTACCGGAAAGCAATATCCTACCAGCGTAACGACGGGTTCTTTGAACAGTAGCACCCAGGAAGAGAGAAGAGATACCTCGCAGACCGATACGAAGATAGAAACCATGTCTGCTGAGATAACCCATATTAACAGCAGGATGGACCGGATAGAGCAGGAAGTATCTACCATGAAAGCGGAACGAAAGGAGTCCAAGCACTGGTACACTACAGCAATTATCTGGGCAGGCGCGATACTGATACTCATAAGGATAATGTGGAGGACAAAGACATGAACGTGACGGTGCTACCCAATCAGACACTTCTTGACATCGCCATACAGGAATATGGAGACCTCGCAGGGGTCTTCATCCTGGCACGCGAGAACGACATAAGCCCAACGGAAAAACTTACGCCCGGCATGACGGTCAGTGTGCCGGACGTAGTTATAAACCGGGAAATGCAGGAATACTGCAAGGCTAACAATGTGTCGCCCGCAACCTCCGAAACATCGGACAGCGAGGTGCGGCTGAAGATATTCACTGAACAATTCACAGAACAGTTTGTATGATATGGCAAGAACAATCGCAGAAATTAAAAAGACGATGACCGACCGCTTCATGGAGGACAACACCTTGCGCGAAGCGTATGGCATAACGGGAGAAGATGCCACATGGGAAAACACCTTCAGCACCGTATCCATCGAGAATATCCTTATCTACATCGTGGCTGCCTGTGCCTATGCTCTGGAAGTCATGTTCGATGCGCACAAGCAGGACGTAGACGAACGCATCGCACAGAGCATCGTTCCTACCGTCCGCTGGTATCACGCCCAGGCACTCGCATTCCAGTACGGCGACGCGCTGGAGTATGACGAACAGACGCACGCTTTCCGCTATCCGGTGGCTGACACGGCCAAGCAGGTGGTAAAATACTGTGCCGTACAGGATGCAGGTAACACGATACAGATACTTGTATCCGGTCAGGAAAACAACCTTCCCACACCGCTTTCGGAAGACGTTCTAACGGCTTTTAAATCGTATATGAACAGCGTGAAAATAGCTGGTGTATTCCTCAGCATACGCAGTCTTCCGGCAGACAAAATCAAGATTTCCGTAAAGGTGTACTACGACCCTCAGATTCTTACCTCAGACGGCACACGCATAGACGGTGGAGGAAAACCCGTAGAGGATGCCATTAACGCCTATCTGGCCGGAATCGTGTACGGAGGAACATTCAACAAGACCAAGTGCGTAGACGCGATACAGAACGTGCAGGGAGTGACCGATGTGGAACTGGGTACCGTGCAGACAAAGACAAGCACCGGCTCGTACACGGTGGTGACTGGTAACAACTATACGGCAGAGTCCGGCTGCTTCATTGCAGAAGATCTATCTAATACAGTAAGCTATGTGGTACAAAATTGACATTTTCAAGTTTGCGTTTCTTCTTCTTCCTCCTCCTCTCAGGAAGAAGAAGATATTTGCGTTTCTGAAGGTGCTCACGCTGCCCATATCGTACCTTCACGATGAACTGATGAAGTATCGTGACCTGTGCGACAGCCGGCTGAGCGTGAACGGCCAGGTAATCTACATCGAGAAGGCGCTGAATGATTACTTCCTGTTGCAGAACAAGGATATTTATATCACTGACAACAACATCGAAGGGATTCCTGAAACCGTGTACTTGTATGATGAAGAAGACCCTCCGACATACTTCTATGATGAAGACAGTCAAAATGTAACTTATCTTTCAGACGGAGAAGTGAACGAATTACTAAGATTCATTGTAAATGTTCCTTCTTACCTGGAAGACAGAATTGAAGAAATTAAGGCGATAGTGGAATACAATAAACCCGCAGGCCGATTGTTTGATATTAATATATACCAGTATGATTAAAGAGATAGCGACCTACACAGGAGGACAACCTGTTTATACAAAAGACCTTGCTTTCCTTCAGGAAGCATTTAAAGAAGCAATAATTTGCATGAACAAGTCTATCGGTGACACATACATTCTGTATGGCGCACTTTCCGGAACTACAGTGGTGGAAGGTGCAGTGGTAATTAACGGAGATGTATATAAAGTTACCGCACTTGGTGAGATTGGGAACAACAAGCTTTGCTTCCGTAAAAAAGAAACTAGTGAAAGAACCTTCAGAAATTCTGAAAAGCATAAAGTATATGTGGATTATGAAGCATACTTGAGTACGGACACTAGCGGCTCAGTGGCATGGATTGACTTAAAGACGGCTCAACGTGCCAAATCTCTTTCTGTTTATGAACAGCAGCTATCTGATTCAGAAAGAATACAGATATTAAAGAATCTGAAAATATCTGGAGGATTAATTTATAAAGAAATAAATCAAACAAAAGAAGGGGAATACGGAACTTTTGATATAAAAAACATTGTACCAAAGAATATATCCTTTGCGATGGTTACAGTATGCTTGTCTCCTGATGGAAATAGAAAAGAAACAAGAACTGTATTCGCTGATAAAAGTCAAGTAGTTTTTGATTTTCAAGGTAGCACTCCATCACTTTTTGGAGAATCGTATACTACTTATGGATCAGAATTAACAAAAAATTATTACGATGATGTGCGAGTAGGTTTTTATGATAGAGGGTCAGAAAATTATGATATGATTCTTGAATATCATACAGAAGGGTATAGTGGTCAAGGAACATTCAGATATGAGATATTGGGAATTTGGTATGAAGAAAGATATTGAATAATATGACAGCAACAGATTTAAAAAAACGCGCCATCGCGCTCGCAGAAAAGACTAAGATAGACTCAGTAACGCCGGAAGAAGTCGGCCAGCTGAGCAACGACATAGTAGAATACATCGAGAATGTGGAGATTAACGGAAGCTCACTGGGAATCCGCAAAACCTACACATCCGTGTCAGCCATGGAAGCAGACTCCACCGCACCGAAGGATGACAAAGGCGTCCTTCTCCGTCGCGGCATGCTGGTGAACATCTACAACCAGTCAGACCCGGAATCCGCAGATAACGGCAAGGTCTTCAGCTTCCAGAACCCCGGATGGGCTTTCCGCGGAACAGTAGATGCCGGGTATGCAACCAAGGAAGAACTTACCGAGCTATATAATCAGGTGTTTGATTTAGAAACAGGGAAAATAAGTACAGACGGCACTTATGACAAGAAAAGAGTCTTAGAACCTTCTGCATCATCTGAATGGCAAATTTTTGATAACCCTTTCCCGGATAATATAGATTGTGATATTAATGTAAATAACCCTAATGGACAAACTATATTTATAGCATTCTCGTCTGTTGCACCATATCTAGGTCAGCAATATTTTTATGCTGATTTGGTCATAAAAGGATTGGTGCATACAACCATTACAAGACAAGGTAAAACTCCTTCAAGAACAGAATATCCATATATCCTTGTTAAAACAGCAGATGATGCTGATATAAAAATTACAATCGCTGCTGGAGAAGATAAGAATATTTTCAATGATATAGCCAAAGTTTCTGAAGATGCTAAATCAGATATAGATGCTCAGAATCAAGTTATATCAGACATACAAGATGTTTTAGGCGGTAAAGAAACGAAGGTTGATATACAATCATTTAAAATGACATTTCAGTCAGTAGAGAATGTTTTTGCGGAGAATGATATTTTGACTGTTAATTATAATAAAACTCGGGCTGCTTGGACTGAAGTGTATTTCAGTAAGGCAAGTGATAATAATACAGAAGATACACAGAAGATATATAGAAGTAATAAGATTGAGTCTGGATATAAACAAGTTGTCGCTCCTTCAGTATCTGAATATCCTTATATAATTTATAAGAGTTACGATTTACAGGCAACTATATCTTTGTCAAGTGTAACTCCAACATTAGATGAAAAAGTTGAAGAGAATGCTGAAAAACTGAAATCTTTAGAAAACGCAGACACTCATATTCCGACATTGCAAGAAACCGCGTCAGTTAGTATAATGTTAGATTATATTGACGCTTTTTTCGCTTGGTGCGATGTGGCTAATCCAATGGGTATTCCTCTTACTTGTTGTATGAATGCTTTTATACTCAAGAATAGAACTCCACAAGAGAAAGAGAAATTTAAGTTATTAATGCAAAAAGGAAATGGTTTCATAGCTCACGGATGGAATCCGCATAAAGGAAGTAATAACTTCAGCGATACCGAATTTGAAGATACAATAAAATCAGCCAAAGAATATTTTGTCTCGCAAGGTTTGAAAACAGAAGGGTGGTGTCCTCCAGAAAATTACTCTGATGTCCACAGTGCTATAATTTTATCTAAGTATTATAATTTTTCGATTGGAACAACAGGGCAAAGATATTTCAGCGGAGAAGCAAGATTTATAACTGCAAGCACTAATAGATGGTATATACCAAGACATGGATTGGATAATACTGAAAGTCTGGAGTATGCTTTAACTTTATTAGAGGAAGCGGTAAAGAACAAAAAACATCTTGCTTTATATGCTCATGATACAGCTAATACAGGAGATAGAGATAGACTTTTAAATGTCATCAAAGATTATGTAGATAAAAGTCAGCTTGTAGTTGTTGATGCTAATACTCAATATACATCTTTGCTAAAAACATGGAGGAATAATATATCTGTAAATAAGCCTGTATTTCCATTTGTCGGCAGTTCTTATTTTGATAATGGGGTGAAAGTGTGTACTTATTATGGAACAAGAGAGAGAGTAAAAATATCCTTTGAAGGAACAGCAGCCAACGGCGTTATTACTTTAAAAGAATACACTACTACGTTGTTTAGGAGCGAAAACATTGACAATGAAGTTGAGGGAACTTCATATTCTAATAAACCTTGGAGTGTGAATACAACTGATGGTATGTCTATACAGGATATATGTACTGCACTTGCATCAATACATCTTACTTGCCATACAATTATTAACATGGGAGAATACTTAATAGTGGAAAGTGACATTCCAAGGAAATGGACTAATACAATATCAGTTTCAGAAAATACAAGTGAATTGGAAGTTAATATTGAGATGTTGGAGGATGGTGTTAATTCTACGTATCAATAGCCGATGTGTTAATCTATTAAAAATGCCATTTTTGTAGAATAACTTGGTAAGTTTCAATAAAGATGAAAAATAACATTATAGGATTTGTGGTCTACCTTCTGGCCACAATCCTTCTTTCTCCGTCATCAGGAGTCATACTGCTGGCAATGAAGGAAAATTCAGACAGATGCCACTATTACGGTGGAAAGTGGAATATAACAGATTTGGCAATCGGTATGGCTGCTGTTTCCATTGGTGTGGCAGTAAGATACTTTTTTGGATTTCATATATTCTAAAAAAATAATATTTTAATATTATGTGTAAGACACAACTTTTTAATGACATTCTTCACTTCGTTTCTGAAGAAACAGAAGTACCAGAAGTATTAATACTTTCAAACAACAAGTCTACAGCAGTAGTAGATGCAAGAAGCATATTAGTAGACATATTAAGAGAAAAAGGATTATATCCTGTACAAATTGCAGAGTATATGCATAAAACTCCAGCTGGAATACGCAATCTTATCACAAAGTTTGAAATAAGAAAAAAGAGTAACGGAATACTTGCAATATATTCGCAAAGAATAAGAAACAGGATGAAAACTGAATCTTAGACTAGTCTTTCTATTAGCCATAATTTTGCTGTGTCATTAAAAACATAGTATTAACATTAAAACTTGAAAGTATGGATACTGAAAAGAAAGAAGTCGTTGAAAAAGTGATTCATGAAGACGGTGCTAACAAGTACGCTTCTAAGTCTACAGCTAACACTGGTTTGGGAATTGGTATTGCAGGTACTGTTCTTGGAGCAGCAGCATTGTGGGGACGCGGACGTGGTTTAGGATTTGGCAACGGTATGCCTGAAAACGTAAACATCAACAACGTAGGCGGAACTTCATATGCTACTCCTTCTGCATTCCAGTCTTGGGCTAAAGAATGCGACGACGTGGTAGAACTGACCAACACTATCTGGTCTCAGAAAGTTAACACCCTTGAACTTATGGCTGGCGCACGTGAAATCGACGTGAACGAGAAATTCCAGCTGTGGAAATCTCAGGTTGACGCAGACTTTGGACTGTATAAGTCTACACGTGACAGCTTCGATGCTTTGTCTGCAAAACAAAACGCTGACGCATTTGCTTTGTACAAAGGACAGCGTGACAACTTTGACATTCTGGCCAACAGAATTGCAAGCCTGGAAAAAGAAGTTGCTATCAACGCTGCTGTTCGTCCTTATCAGGACAAACTTATCCAGTGCGAAATCGAAAAAGCTTACACTGCCGGAATCAACTACACTGATCGTAAGACCTGCCGCATGATTTCTGGAGAGGTTGTATTACCTAACACTCCGACTGTCACAGGCTTTGGTTCTTACAATCCTTGCGCTTGCGTTCAGACAGCATCCACTGGAGCCTGATTTTAAGGTAGGGCATCTTCGGGTGCCCTACTTCTTTTCTATCCATCTAAAAAAAGAAGATTATGCAGAATATCTATGTAACCGGTAATGATCCGTTAATGCGAACACCCAGCTATTCCAATCCTTCAGATCTGGATTTGGAAATCATTCGACTACAACAAGCTCAACAACAACTGGAGCAAAAAAGACAGCAGCTTCAGCAGGCTCAGATTCAGCCAAAACAAAGTCAGTCTCCTGTATGGGATGAAATAGACAGAATTACTTCTGAGTTGTCTGAGAGTGAATTTTCCATGTTGAATGAAAACGAGGAATTCCAAAAATCACAAAACCTTGTAATGAGCATTTTGCAGCAAGAATACATGAAAATCATGCGCCCTATTGTAGAACGTTCACCTGAAGGTAAAAAAGCTCTGGAAAACCACCTTTCAATTTTGAAAAAATGGAAAAAGACAATTTCTGAAGATGCAAATAAGAGCCTGATGCTATTCCAGGAATACACCGAAAAGTATTCAAATATGACTTACGCTGAATTTTTGAAAATGAAAAAAGAACAGAAAGGGTAAAAAATGTACACAATCGATAAAATTGATTTGCTAAAGTCCGATATAAGAACAGCTGTTCAGACATGGGGAGAAAATAAAATAGATCAACTCTGTTTGTCTCACCCACGTTTGTCAACAGCTTCTATTTACATTAAAAGAGGATTGAAAAACTATTTGTCTAAATCTGACAAACAAATATCAAGCTATGTGGATGCTGCAATGCTTTTTATTGCAGACGAAAACGGAAACATAGATACAGATATGCTGATTAATGATGCTGTATCAATCTTCAAACAAATGGATGTGTATGAAACTCAGATGGCGGGGTTTAATATCAAGATAGGAAAAGGTGAACTTAATTTAGAAATACCATCGAATCCTATGCTTGACTTTTTATTTGGCGACCTTGGTAAAATCAGATTAAACGCTGATGATTTATTGGAAATTAAACAATTATTAAAGTAAAAAGATATGAAAGAATACAGTTATGACAGTATGCTCGAAGAAGCTAAATCAGCAGGTGTGTTAAACGAGCAAAAGATGTATGCTTCTGCGTGCATGGCGGCAAAATACATGAGAATGGCGCAGAACGGAGAGCTATCGAAAGAAGGATACTGGAAATTCATGCGTGAACAGCATGAACATTTCTACGGTCCGCATTACAACGAAGATTTTGCAATGTACGATGTAGCTGGTATCACTTACCTCAGCAAGTCAGGCGACCGTCGTACAGGCGCACATTGGACAAAAGACGACATCGAAGCCGCAACCAAAGGTATGTCGTTCCCTTCAGGGACAACAATCTGGGACAAGTATGTAGCGTTCAATGCGTTCTACTCTGACATGTGCCATCTTCTTGAAGACGATATAATCCTGAAGGCTGCACACAAGTTCTTCTTCCAGGACGAAGATGCCGCACAAGGCAAAATCTGGAAGTACATGCAAGCTGTGAAGAAAATTTAAAGGTCTTTCAATAGGTTTTCAATAGGTTTTAAAGTGGTCTACATTAAGTTGTAGTCCACTTTTTTTGTTTATTAACAAAACACCCGCAAAATAATTGTGATAATTATTTGCTATGTTATCAAAATGAATTACATTTGCATTGTGATAATTAAAAAACAAATTATGAAAGCAATTAAATCAAATAATAAAACATTCGAACTGACAGGAGAAAGAGGTGATTATTTTATCACTAAAGATGAAAGAGGAAAAGTTAAGATGTTCCTTAAAAAAGATGTTGAAGTAATTGAAGTTGAATGTTTGCAAAAAAAGACATATAAGACAAAGAAGTCAACTTCTGTTAATTCAGACCCTGTTCAGACATGGAAAGAAATAGCATTATCGGTAAATGACAAATGGAATAATAATTCTTATTGGAAACTTGCGGAAAATAAATTTGGCAAACTTAATACTAATGGTAATGAATTTATTGAATCATTATTAAAGTCTATGTTTGAGAACGGTAAGTTAAGCGAAAAGCAAGCATATTATCTTGCTAAGTATAGAGTAGAATCAGGACAATTAAATTAATATAACTATGAAAGTAACGCCAAAAGAATTAGAGATGATTGTATGTAATTCAGAATTGAATGATTACATGAGAGAACGAATTGGATATGCTTTATGCAAAAAAATATACGATTCAGCTAATAGTCTAGAAGATTATCCAGGAGAATATTCTGTTTTGTATGATGGTTCATTTTACAAAAAGCCTTCAGATGATGAGATATTCTTATGTATAGAGTATATGATTGAAGTAATTGGAATTGAAGAATTAGAGATAAATGTATTATTATGAGACCAAAGTCAATATCTTTAGATCAAGAAAAGCAAATGATTCAGCTTTATCTATCAGGGAAAAAGATAAAAGAAATAATGACAATTACAGGCATTAAAAGTGAGCAAACTATATATCGTTTGCTTGATGAAAATAATATTCCAAGACGGCCTAAGATTGAGTCAAAAAAGGTATCTTTTACTGCAACTAAAGAAGTGTTATCTATACTTCAAGATAAAGAAGATATATCTATGTTTATCAACAACGCTATAATGGCTTTTAATTGATATTTAAATAGTTTTTAAAAGAAAAAGAGAAGTAGCTAATATAGTTACTTCTCTTTTTTTTGATTATAAATTCACATTTTGATTTTTGCCAAAAAGTGTCAAAATTCACATTTTGATTTTCGATTGTTCACGTTTTGATTTGCCGATTGTATTTTTACTGAAAAATTTTCCTTTCTCTCCGTTTTCAAGTGTTATTGTGAATATTTTTAATCCTTTATAAATTTGCCCAGTGTCAGTAATATCTGTTACAATCTGGCTGTCAAAATATTGCCGTGTTTTAGAAGACGCTTTTTCTGTTTCCTCTTCGCGTAGCTGGTAGTATCCTCTTTTCTGGTTGAAATTTAATAAAATCCAGGCTAATTCTTCTTTTTCAATTTTTTGTGTCAAAGCTTTTTTGCGCAAATAAAACAAAGTCCAGTCGTATGGAACCTTTTTTACTTGGTTGTTGTTTTGTAAAAAGTCATTGAGCATCTCTTGGAACGAGCTTTGAAAGATAAAGTAAGAAGGTTCATGCGTATTTGTTGTCCAAGCGAGCTTGGGCTCGGAATTGGCTATAAACTTTCCATACCTGTCTAATTGGCTGGCATAATGCTTTGGAAGAAATCCTAATAATTGTAGGATGCGATGCAATCTTTCTCTTCTGAGCTTCTTGCGCTCATATAATCGGCGTACCCCACGAAATTGTGTACGGTTGGCGGTTTGTGAAACAGTGTTTCCTTTATTGAAATCTCCTAATTGGGCGGCATCCATTGGAATTATTCTACTTCCTGCAGTATTGATTCCTATGAGTTGTTCTTTTTGAGTGTTTTCTTCTTTTATGGCATTGATAACTGCCCATCCTATACTATTGGTACCTAAGTCTAAACCTAAAATATGTTTCATAGTTGTATTTTTCAATTTTCTCAAAACTACTAATTTTTTATGAAAAAAACTTGTCTTTTGTGTTGTTTCTTTTTATTTTTGTAAAACTAAAATGAAGCAAATCACAATAAGGATTATTCCGTTGTGAAAACATTTAGGCGCTTGCCCATCGTCCTTTATCGGTGGGCTTTTTTATTGTTTTATGTTTTCTATAAATAAAAGATCCCCTCCAGAACTCATTCATTACAAATAGTTCCGGAGGGGATTAATTTTATCTATATCTTTAAGTGGTACGGATTATTTGTATTCGTCCCAGCTCTTGATAGCGATGTCGTCAATGCTCATAGAGCAGAAGGCATTGATGAATGCGCTTGCCAGACGGGCATTGGTTACCAGAGGAATGTTCAGGTCGACTGCGGCACGGCGAATCTTGTATCCGTTTTCCAACTCGGTAGGAGTGAGGTCACGCGGAATGTTTACCACCATGTCGATTTCTTTCTTGTGCAGCATTTCCAGTGCCTGAGGCTGACCTTCTTCGCTTGGCCAGTATACGCGGGTGTTTTCCACTCCGTTTTCTGCTAGGAACTTAGAAGAACCGCCGGTAGCGAAGATGTTGTAACCTTTGGCCTTGAGGGCGCGCGCTGCCTGAAGCAAATCTACTTTCTGTTTCAGTGTACCGGTAGACATCAGGACGTTCTTTTCCGGAATGCGGTAGCCTACAGACAGCATGGCTTTCAGTACGGCACATGAAGTGTCGTCGCCGATACAGCCAACTTCACCTGTAGAAGCCATGTCTACACCCAGTACAGGGTCGGCCTTCTGCAAACGGTTGAACGAGAACTGGCTGGCCTTGATACCTACGTAGTCGAGGTCGAAGAGGTTCTTTTCAGGCTTTTCTACCGGCAAGCCTAACATGACTTTGGTTGCCAGCTCGATGAAGTTAATCTTCAGCACCTTGCTGACGAACGGGAATGAACGGCTGGCACGCAGGTTACATTCAATTACCTTGATGTCGTTTTCACGAGCCAGGAACTGGATGTTGAACGGACCAGAGATGTTCAACTCTTTCGCAATCTGACGAGAGATACGCTTGATGCGGCGTACGGTTTCTACGTACAGTTTCTGCGGCGGGAACTGGATGGTAGCGTCGCCTGAGTGTACACCGGCAAACTCGATGTGCTCAGAGATGGCGTAAGCTACGATTTCACCGTTCTGTGCCACGGCATCCATTTCTACTTCCTTAGCGTGTTCGATGAACTGGCTTACTACTACCGGATGCTTCTTCGACACGTTAGCGGCCAGCTGCAGGAAGCGTTCCAGCTCTTCCTGATTAGAACATACGTTCATGGCTGCACCAGAAAGCACGTATGACGGGCGAACCAATACAGGAAAGCCTACTTTTTCGATAAATGCGTTGATATCTTCCATAGAAGTCAGTGCGCTCCATTCAGGCTGGTCTACGCCGATACGGTCGAGCATAGCCGAGAACTTGTCGCGGTCTTCAGCGTTGTCGATGCTCTTGGCAGAAGTTCCCAGGATGTTTACCTTCTGTGCGTCCAGGCGCAATGCCAGGTTGTTCGGAATCTGTCCGCCAGTAGATACGATGACTCCGTGCGGGTTTTCCAGGTCGAGGATATCCATCACACGTTCGAAAGTCAGTTCGTCGAAGTACAGACGGTCGCACATATCGTAGTCGGTCGATACGGTTTCAGGGTTGTAGTTGATCATTACTGAGCGGTAGCCTTCCTTACGGATGGTGTTCAGTGCCTGTACGCCGCACCAGTCGAACTCTACGGATGAACCGATACGGTAAGCACCTGAACCCAGTACAACGATACTCTTGTGGTCGCCCAGGTAGTGTACATCGTTGGCCACGCCGCTGTAAGTCAGGTATAGGTAGTTGGTCTGTGCCGGATATTCGGCTGCCAGCGTGTCAATCTGTTTTACTACCGGCACGATGCCTACACTCTTACGGTGGTTACGGATTTCCAGGATACCGTCTTCCATATCGCCTTCGTAGCCGATGGCACGTGCCACCTGGAAGTCGGAGAATCCCTGACGTTTTGCCTTGTAGAGCAGCTCGTTCGGAAGCTGTGAAAGCTGTGTATGGTTGTTGCCCCACTCGTGGAGTTCCTTAGAAGTCTGCATGATGTTCATCAGCTTGTCGAGGAACCACTTGTCAATCTTGGTGAGGTCGTGAATTTGGTCTACTGTGTAGCCTGCACGCATAGCCTTTGAGATGACGAAGATACGCTTGTCGGTCGGTTCGCGCAGTGCTTTGTCGATGTCTTCGATAACCAGCTCCTTGTTTTCCACGAAACCGTGCATGCCCTGACCAATCATACGAAGACCTTTCTGGATGGCTTCTTCGAAGGTACGTCCGATGGCCATGACTTCACCTACCGACTTCATGCTGGAGCCCAGTTCGCGGTCTACGCCGTGGAACTTACCCAAGTCCCAGCGAGGAATTTTACATACGCAGTAGTCCAGTGCCGGCTCGAAGAAGGCAGAAGTTGTTTTTGTTACCGAGTTCTTCAGGTCGAACAGTCCGTAACCCAATCCCAACTTAGCTGCAACGAAAGCCAGAGGATAACCTGTAGCCTTAGATGCCAGTGCAGAAGAACGGCTCAGACGGGCATTTACCTCGATTACGCGGTAGTCTTCTGATTCAGGGTCGAACGCGTACTGTACGTTACATTCACCCACGATACCGATGTGACGGATGATACGGATGGCCAGTTCGCGCAGTTTGTGGTATTCGCTGTTGGTCAGCGTCTGTGACGGAGCGATAACGATAGACTCACCGGTGTGGATACCCAGCGGGTCGAAGTTTTCCATGTTGCAGACCGTGATACAGTTGTCGAAACGGTCGCGCACTACTTCGTATTCCACTTCCTTCCAGCCTTTCAGACTCTTTTCTACCAGCACCTGCGGAGAGAAAGAGAACGCTTTTTCGGCCAGCACGTTCAGTTCTTCTTCGTTGTCGCAGAAACCTGAACCCAGACCTCCCAGTGCGTAAGCTGCACGGATGATGACCGGATAACCCAGTTCCTTCGCTGCACGGCGGGCATCTTCGATGTTTTCTACCGCCTCACTCTTGATGGTCTTCACGTTGATTTCGTCCAGTTTCTGTACGAAGAGCTCACGGTCTTCCGTATCCATGATGGCCTGTACCGGAGTACCCAGTACGCGGGTGTTGTATTTCTCGAACACACCGGCTTTGTAGAGAGCCACACCGCAGTTCAAGGCAGTCTGTCCACCGAATGACAGCAGCACGCCGTCGGGACGTTCCTTGTCGATGACCTTTTCTACGAAATACGGAGTAACGGGCAAGAAGTAGATTTTGTCTGCCACACCTTCCGAAGTCTGCACGGTGGCGATGTTCGGGTTAATCAGGATGGTTTCGATACCTTCTTCCTTCAGCGCTTTCAGAGCCTGCGAACCAGAGTAGTCGAATTCACCAGCTTCACCGATTTTCAGGGCTCCTGAACCTAACAGCAATACTTTCTTTATGTTTTCTTTCATTGTCTTCTTTGTTTTTTAGTGGATTACAGCAACTTTACAAACTCATCGAACAGGAATTCCGTGTCGGTAGGACCGCTGGCAGCTTCCGGATGGAACTGAGCCGAGAACCAGGGGTTCTTTTTGTGACGGATACCTTCGTTCGAACCGTCGTTCATGTTGATGAAGAGCGGTTCCCAGTCGGCTCCCAGTGTATTGTTGTCTACGGCATAACCGTGGTTCTGTGAGGTGATAAAACACTTTTCCGTGCCTACCATGCGTACCGGCTGGTTATGGCTGCGGTGACCGTATTTCAGTTTGTAGATTTTGGCACCTCCTGCCTTTGAAAGCAGCTGGTTACCCATACAGATACCGAAGATAGGAAGTTTTTCGTTCTGCATGGCCTTGCGGATGTTCTGTACGGCTGCATCACAAGTGTCGGGGTCGCCCGGACCGTTGGAGATGAACAGACCGTCGAACTGCAGAGAGTTGAAGTCGTAGTTCCAGGGCACGCGGATGATTTCCACGTCGCGCTTGAGCAGGCAACGGATAATGTTTGATTTCACGCCACAGTCTACCAGCACAACTTTTTTCTTGCCTTCGCCTTCGTTGTAGCGAATCACTTCCTTGCAAGAAACCTTGTCTACGTAGTTCACACCTGCATAGGTAGCTTCGGGAATGTTATTTGGTTCATCGTCGAACACGATTTTTCCCATCATCACTCCATGCTCGCGCAATACCTTTGTCAGTTCGCGTGTGTCGATGCCCGTGATGCCCGGAATCTGTTCGCGTTTCAACCAGTCGCCCAGACTTTCCACTGCATTCCAGTGAGAGTATTTTTCACTGTAATCGCTTACGATAATCGCTTCGGCATGGATTTTCTCGCTTTCCATGAAAGTGGGTAGTCCGTTTGCTTCGAATGTGAAGGGAGGCACACCATAGTTACCTACCAGCGGGTAAGTCAGTGTCATCAACTGACCGGCATACGAAGGGTCGGTCAAGCTTTCGGGGTATCCGGTCATTGCCGTATTGAAAACTACTTCACCGGCTACCGGTTTCTCATAGCCGAACGACTTGCCATGAAAGCGGCTCCCGTCGTCGAGGATCAATGTTACATTTCTCATTACCTTGTTACTAATAATCTTTATATCTTGTATTTTTTCTATTCTACTCTCGTATATACGAAAAAACGCCCGGACTTGCCGAAAAGCAGTTCCGGGTGTTTGAAAAAATAGGAAATCTTAAATATTCAGGAAATAAGTGACATAAAAGAAAAAAGAAATAGCTTCCGGCATTTGTCCATTCCGCCGGAACTCCGAATGTGCGCTTATTCTTTTTACTATGTGTTATACAGTAATACATCAAACTCTTTTGTCACGTCATAATTCGGAGTGCAAAGATAATGTTTTCTGCTCAAATGAAAGGATGTTTGCCAAAAGTTTTTACAAAAATATTTCATTTTCCTCTTTTTATTTCTTTTCTCCGCTGTTTCGGGCGGCTCTTTCGCGCATGATGCTGTCCGACCACTCTTGCAGGCGCTTGTATTCTTCTTCGGTGAGTCGCATGAACGAGCCGTGCTGCGGATGTTTCACGCCCTCCATGGTGACGGGGGAGTGGAAGTTGGCGAGTTTTTCATCGGCCTGGCAGATGCGATATCTTTTGGGCTTGGAGGAGTATTCGATGTAGGCCACGCGCCAGGTAGAGTCGCCCACCAACTGGAAGGCAGAGCAGCCCTCACACTTTTTGTTGCCTTCAAACTTCACATAGTCGTTTTCATCTTTTATTTTATAAGGACCGGTCAGTTTTGTAGCTGTAGCGGCAAAGATGCCGGGTGTACCTCCTTCTTTCTTGATGAGCATGTGATAGAGTCCGTCGGCCGGCACATAGTTAATGTCGGCATCGATGGTAGCATATCCCCAGTCCACCAGCAGGCGGGGTTTAGTGAGACGTGTAAAGGTGGCGTCGGCATAGGAATAGAACACGCGGTCGTACTGGTCTTCTGCCGGATTAAGCAGTGAATAGTATATCATGTATCCGCCCTTCGTGCCATCGGCCCATACGTACGAAGGGTCCCAGAAAATTTGCGGTGCCCATACGCGTTTGATGGTGCTGTAGTCCTTATAGACGTCGGGCGACTGAGGGTCACAGAAAATGTCCGGGCCCTGGCGGAAGTCGAAGGTGGTAGAAGTCCAGTGAATCAGGTCGTCACTTTTCAGCAGGTTGATGCCGTAGTTGAACCACGAGCGGCTCTTGGCGTTGCTCATGTCGGTAGTCACCATCAGGTAGCCCTTTCCGTCGGACGTACGGCAGATAAAGGCATCGCGTGCTCCTCCCTCTATTTTTGACATTTCTTCTACATTGTATACGGGGTCGCCATCAATCAGGTCGTGAAAGTGTACGCCGTCACGGCTCAGGGCGTAGGCCGTCCATTCTCCTCGTCCGCTCATGTGGCAGTACAAGTATCCGTAGTCTCCCTTTTGCAAGTTTTGTGCTCCGGCTCCCAGCGAAGCCAGTGCCAGCAGTGAAATTATCAGTTTCTTTTTCATGGTAGTGTAATGTTTCATTTTGCGGGTAAAAGTAGAAAATCGGCAGAAGGCAGACAAGGGACTATTGTACAAATTACACGTAATAATGTGTCAAATGCTCCTGTGATGTAACGGAAACGGGTTGTACGGGCTGGAAAAATGTAGTTTCTCGGAAAAAAATCTCTTTTTTATTTGGCTGTTTTCAAGAAAACAGTAATTTTGCAACCGTTTTCAACGAAACACGTTGCCGAAATAACTCAGTTGGTAGAGTAACTCATTCGTAATGAGTAAGTCGCGGGTTCGAGTCCCGCTTTCGGCTCCGACTTAAAACCGCTTATTACATTGTGAATTAGGCGGTTTTTCTATTTTCTACAGCTTATTACGATGATTAAAAAAAAGGATTTGAATTGTAAATTTACAATTCTGTGAGTATCCCTGGAGTATCCTTAAATTTTTTAATCATTATGGCAACTCTATCACTTACCATTTTCAAGGCAAAAGCATTAAAAGACGGAAGACATAAGATAAGAATTGCACTCCGTCACAAGCATGAAACAACATATATCGTCACACGATTCATTATTTCAGAGAACCAGTTTAAGAACGGTCAGGTCGTGAAGCATCCAGAGGCATCTGCGATAAACCGGAAACTTAGGAACATCCTTGATGACCTTCAAGACAAACTGGACTCAATAAAACATCTTGAACTTTATTCCTGCCGGCAAATTAAAGAAATCATTTCTACAGACAATCTTTCCGATGAGCAAACCTTTTCATCAGCATGTAGCAATTTTGTAGACTATCTCAAGTCTGAGGGAAGAGATTCATACGCATTGTCTATTGAAAGGGTGGGGAGGTATTTTCGTGACTTTGCAAGAGGTGACATACTTCTCTCAGATTTAACCCCATCACTAGTCCAGAATTTTGCCGCATTCATACGGAAGCGAAAAGTGACTGAAACCACAGTAAACACAATGCTCGCCCAAATGAAATCTGTCATCAACAGAGCGATAAGAGAGTGGAATATATCTTACGATATACATCCTTTTGTAACAACAAGAATATCTGCAGCCCCTATCAGGAAGCTTGATTTGACAGTACAGAGTTTTAACAAGATTCGTGAATCTTCACCAGAAAAAAGAAAGCTGATTATGGCACGTGACCTTTTTTGCCTTTCCTTTTACCTGGGAGGGATGAATCTTATAGACATTATGCAAACAGACTTTAGAAAAGACGTATTGGAATATTCACGCTCAAAGACTAAAGGGCGAATGCAGTCGGATAATGTAATCACATTTACAATACCGTCTCAAGCAAGAGAGATAATATGCAGGTGGATGGATAAACGGACGGGAAAGCTCGACTTTGGGTATAAATTCACATATCACAACTTTTCTCAGTATGTTACGTATTCTCTTGGAGATTTGGCTGAGGAATTGAATATTGATGAACGTGTTACATTTTATTCGGCCCGCAAGTCTTTCGCCCAGTACGCCTCTGAAATAGGCATCCCTGACGGAATAATAGACTACTGCTTAGGCCATTCGGACAAATCAAAGGGAGTTATCCGATACTACACCAAAGTCCGACAGAAACAGGCTGATATGGCCATATCTCGTGTGATTGATTACGTGGACAACCCAGAAAAGTACAAAGAGTATATTGAACTGAGGTCTGATATTATGATGATGAGAGGGTAATGGAAAAGCCCCTTCCGGATATTAATCTGGTCGGGGCTTTTGTTTGCTAATAAAAGCGAACTTCTACACTGCAAAGATGTATATAATTTCTGAGAAAAGTTGTGTATAATTATAGGAAAATATTGTATATCAAAATTGAAATAAATTGTAGTTTACCGTTACAGCCAAGATAGGAGACAACCCGTTTCTACCGATACCATAGCCAGCAGATAGACCAAGCCCCCAGCGTTTGTTTTTTTGTACGATGTCACGATAAATGTATTCAGTCTGGTAAATGGTACGCGGATAAACCAGGATTTCATCAAGACGTGGTGCTACACCGCTGACCTTTGCGTAGTAATTACTATCCTGGTACTCCTTATATTCACGCAGATGATAGCAGGTGTCGCTCGCATGAATGGTGTCTGATTTATCAATCCATGCAAAATAAAGCTGCGGAGACAGAATGTACATCGTATCCACATCAACCTTTTTAACTATATGGACCGATGTAACGGTATCAGCCTTCCCTATATTGCCTTCAGTTGACGAACGGCTGCACCAACCTAAACAGAAAGCCAGTACAGCTATTAAAAGATATGGTAGGTATTTCATAAATTTAGGCATAAAAAAGCGGTGAATCATTGAAACACCGCTTTTTTATATTGTAGATCGTTCTAGTACGCTTCGCTAGAGAATTAAATCTAACTTATTAAGTAAATTATCATTTCCCATGACAATTCTTGTATTTTTTTCCACTCCCACATGGGCAAGGTTCATTACGGCCTATCTTTTTTGTCCTTTTTGCTAAATTGACCTTTTCATTCGCCTCATTGAGTTTCTTACCTTCTTCCACAAAGTCAATATCATGTACGGAAGGAATGCAGAAAGATACGGTAGTTTTACCATTCTTGTTGCTAATAGAAAAATCGCCTCGAGTTATTATATCCATCCCGATAATAATTCCGAACGATCCAGCCTGTTCCGCACATTCAGTAACTCTAACCCCCTTTATGCCAACACCGTTAGGTAATGCGATTGTAACCAAATAAACATTGGCGATTGATTCTCCACCAGCATGATGTGTTTTTGTCAATCCGACAGGTTTCAAATTCAAAGACCTCGCACACGAAGGAGTAATCACACAATTAGTAGCACCAGTATCCCATAGCGCGTTAGTATGCAAAACCCTCGGGTCATTTAAACTACTTATATCATTGTAGCGCGCATCAAATACTGACACATCCGTAATAATCTCTTTTAATAGAGAATCTACACGCAAAGTAAAACTTCGTACATTCATCCGAATACAACTCTTGTTCTAAATGTTTGTGTATAGGATTCGTTCCCTGGCTGGCACTCCTGAATGAGGAATGTACCAACATCCTCCTTCTTTACCATGTCCGTGTAGGCTTCAATCTCAGAGTCGTAAACTCCTATAACCTTTTCGTTCTTGATTACAATGAATTTACCTGCATACGATTTCACTAATTCATCCTGGTGAGTTACATAATATTCAAATTCTTTTTCAAGCATATTCTATCCATGTTATGTTTGCCGCTGCAAAATAAGTAAAAAACTTCCTAAACATGTTCATTTATACGGCTGTTTAACAACATCAAACAACAAACAATAACGTTTAGCAGTGTCCCAACAACTCAAAGAACGCATTAAGTTTTACAATCTTATTATCATGCTACAGCAAATCCTTATATTCACTCACAGCATCAAAGCAAGGACACATTTTCGTCCATTCTTCTGGTTCCACAATACCATCACCGTCCAGGTCAGGCGATGTGTCACGATGCCCCAGCACCTCGACAATCTGGTACTTTCCGCAAAGCTCCTTAATCAGTTTGGACAACGCCTTTTTCTGTTCCGGCGTTCGGGTGTCGGCTGCCTTACCGTGCGCGTCCAGACCGCCCACATAGCAGATACCGATTGAATGTTTGTTGTACGACACACCTGAGAATCCCTTGCTATTACAGTGCGCCCCGTCAATAGTGAGCGAACGGCCAACTTCTACCGTATCATCCAGCCGGATAACGTAGTTGTACCCAATACACTGAAAGCCACGGGATACGTGCATCTGATTAATCTCCTTTTTACCTATGTCCAGCCCGGCACGTGTGGCTGAGCAGTGAATTATTATTGAATCTATTTTGTTCATAATAAAATTACATCTATATTTGTGGAGTTCTGCCAATGGTAGGATGGTTAATAAAAAATTTATTACAAGGAGTGCAGTGGCACTCCTATTTTATTTTAGTTCAGTTCCTTTTCTTCAGCACACTAATCCGTTTCCCGTCTTTGAAATACATTCGTGACATGTTCTTATCACGAACAAATCTTCTGTCCATCGAAAAATATCCATGCTTCCCGTCACTGAATACCGCCCTTTCGCCGGTCTTAAAGCGAACCGGCATATTAGGCAGTCCATTATTCATGGCCGCCAGTATAAGCAATCTGCGTCTTAACAAACTCATAAAGCACCTCCCATCACAGCTATATTATTAAGAATACTTACCTGATACGTCCTGTTGGCCCTGACAACACTGCTTCCTATCCATTTCACACCTTCAGGAAGATTCAGGACGGTAGGCGTAACACCACTTGAAAACTGGAACATGTACTCATTGGCAATGGCTGGAAAGCCTTTTCCAAATGTGACGTTAAGTACGGATACTTCTCCGAACACATGGAACACGTTCGGAAGAAGCTCGGCACTGACTTCGCCCGTACCAGCATTCACGCTGGATATGCAGCCATTGCCATAATATTCCCCATGGGTATAGATAGCCCGTATCTCCTTGATGTAGGAAACGGAATCAGGCAATATGTTACCGGCTTCCAGTTCTTTCTTGAAGGTGGCATATTTCAAATAATTGTTGAATCTCTTTTTCGCCATGTCATTGGGATTTATGGGGGGCTCCGATACAAAGCCCCCCACATGTTATTACTCGGTTTCCTCATTCCATGCAAACGCATCGTCAAGATCCTGTTTAGTGGCATACTGCTTCAGAGTCTCGTTCGTTGCATAGCTGGTCAGTTCAGCCTTGGTCGCATAAGTGGAGGAAAGCCCTTCGATAGCCTCACTCAGTGCGGCTTTTGTGGCATAGGTGTTCGCCACATCTACAGCCTTGGCATATCCAGCCAAATCCTCTTCGGTAAGAAATCCTTCGAGGTCAGCTTTCTTTGCATACGCTGTCAAATCGACCGTACCACCCAAGGAATCCCAGTTGGTTTCCACACTTGCCTGATTGGCCGTTTCTCCGATGTAGACGAAGTTCGTTTCAGCCGGATATTTCTTGCCGTTCAGGGTAACTTCTGCCGTAACGTTATATACGTGGCCTTTCGATACAGAAGCCACCCCTTTCAGGGCACTAAGGTCTGCCAGAGTACCCTTTGGCACATATACGGCACCAAGCGCGTTGACCTTGTTTGTCAGTGTGTCAACCAGACCTTTCAGAACTTTACCCTGCTCGGCGGAAAGTGCCTTATTAGTCCCGCCCGTTGTGAGGTCATTGATAATCTGGATGAGTGTCTGTGCACCAACGTCAAGACGAATCCATCCGCCATAATCAGCCTGGGTAATCTTTGTCATGTCCTTCAGGACATACAGAGCCGGTTTGCCGTCCCCGTTATCTCCAACAACGACCAACATGCCGTTATAAGTATTCTTTCCTGAATAGGTAGCTGCGGCAATAAGGTCTGTCTTGTTTGGAACAAGCTGACGGGCATCCAGTGGCGCCTGTCCTCCAGGCTCAAAGTTCACGGCAAAGGAAGCAATACCCGCAGGACGGTTTCCTGTTGTCGAAGCCATCGGCATGACATTGTTCATCGGCATGGCAAAGGGAACTTCACGGCTGTTTCGTGCAAGCATGGCTATCACTTCATCCGTAATTTCCTCGCCATTATATGTGTCCGGCTCGTCTACAAGTTTTTTTCCGGCATCGGAAACTGTGAAGCGAAGTTGTAATGCACCGGACATGGCACCTGTCGTTGTCAGCTTCTTGTATGCAATCTGAACACTTTGTACGGTCTTGTTTCCTGCATCAGATACGGTGTACTTGTCCGTTCCGAAGACTTCCCACTTTCCGGACACCGTATTATAGAACTCGACTTTTGATACATTCTTTTCTGAAGGGAAGTAGAATTCAAGGCGGGTTCCGGTTGCTGCTTCAGAAGCAAACTTCGCTCCAATTAATGTATCAGTCCATTTCTGCAGCGGAAGCTTTGTATCTGGAGCTGCGGCAGACGGGAAATTGGTATCTCCGGCAGAGGTAGAAGCTGAAGAACCATTACAGTAAAACGGATAGGTACCATAAAGGTAGACAGCACCTGATTTCACAGTACCTTCAGGAAGCGGATTAGGGGACACGGTCGCCTTGTTTCCTTTTGAAGTGAGCAAGGTGTCACCTGCGCCATGATGAGCCTGGTAATTGTACTGCATCGTACCGAGTGTAACTTTCGTCGGCAATGTCTTGTTGCTTGTACTGTTTCCTACATAGATGAAAGACTGGTCATCGGAGATAAGTTCTCCTGCACGGTTCTTGTTTGCCTGGCCAACAACCGTACAATTACCACGGTTAAATCCTGTCTGAATCTGTTCTGAGGTAGGTGCGCTTTCACCAACCTCCAGAATCTTGTTGGCGGTAAAAGGAGACTTGAATGATATTGTTGCACTTGGTGCCTGTACCGTCGGCTGGATTTCCTCAAAGAGAATATCCTCGAAAATCTGGCTCAGCGTCTTTGTCTTCAAGGTCTCGACCTTTGTCCCAGCCGGAAGACCTCCCAGTTTCGAAGGAGTGGCAAGGCTGTCTGGCAATGATGTCTTGAACCTGATGAGTTCCGTCAGATCATATTCGGTCTTGCCTAATGATTTGGTAACGATAAGTTTATTGCTGCCTTTGTCAAAACTGACATCTGTGACACCGCTTCCTCCATAATTCACACCGTTCATCAACAGTTCTTTGGTGTCGGTTGCAAAATAGATAGCATCCAGATGTTTTGACGCTGCATCATAACGGGCCTTTAAGCCCCTGTAGAATTTTAATTTTGTTGTTGCCATAAAAGTCTGATTTTAACTGTTTGTTTCTTCATTCCATACTGCTTCTGTTATCTCCTCCCATTCTCCATCCTTCCGGCCGTATATCTTCCCGTCTTTTGGCGCATCAGGAATGGGAATGCTTCCACCGGTTGATATGTCAATGGAAGAAGCACCAAGGTTGACGGTGGCCATTTCAAGGTTAGGGACACTTATGCTGTCCTCTTCACAAGTTGTTGCAACAAGCCTGAAAGCCTCACACATGTCAACGGCAGTCTGTCCTTCCTTACCATAGTTCTCCCACAAAGTCAGCGAATACGTACCAAGGTGTTTGTGGTCCGTTCCATGAAAAGTAAATTTCAGCTTGTTTCCCTGGTATATCTCAAAATGGAAATCGAGAAATCTGCCTAGAGGATTCTTCAGCATGAGTTTCAAGTCCCTTCCTTCCAGTGGAACAGGCTCCTTGTTCGTGAGTATCTGCCAGGTGAAGTATATATCTTTCCCTATCCTTATCTTTCTCATATCAACTAGGTCATGAAACTTATTGTCATAAGTAATATTATGATTACGGAGTAGATGATTTCCGCTATCAGGCGTCTATCTGTCTTCTTCATCCTTTGTAACTTTTTCGATAATTTCGCCAGCCGTTGTGTACTTCTTTTTAATGTAGCCCACCAGCAGGCGCTTAATGGAAACCTTGTTCTTGATTCCGTGAATTTCACATACATGTTCCATGATTGAATCAAATTCAAATACAATAGCTATCCCCAGTCCGCACATTGACGATGTCGTATAGGAACAAATACCTACAGGCTGGAGAATAGCAACACCAAAACCGAATCCCAACACTAAATACGAATTATATTCGATGAACTTGCACATCGTTCGGCGGCCTGCTCTGGAAAAGCGGAAATCCTCTCCTCGCTTGACCACGCTGTCAATGATACCAAGGACAAAATCCGCTATAATCATGGCTACAATGAAGACCAGCATCCAGCGAAGCTCAAAGACAACGCTTCTTATCTCTCCTACAAAGGAGTAAGCCCCGGCAACAAGAATCTGCGGGGCTATGACGGTTATAAGGTTCTGCATCACTCCTTATTTACCTTACCACCGAACAACCTGGACAGCCATTCACTTGTTACAACCGACACGATACCAGTAGATGCCAGGGCGACAAATAACGCATCAATCACCACAACCCATACGCTTGCATCTGCAGGAGGGAAACCGAGATGCATCCACCAACTGAAGAAGGTAACGATTACACCAACTACAGCAGTTACCCACATAGTCACCCACTTATTCATAGGATTGGATAGCTTCGAAGCGATAAATCCTACTACAGCAGGAACCACGACCGTAACAAGCCCGGTGAAGCTGGCAAATCCGGTCAGGAACTCCGGAACGGAAGGTTCTACACTAACGGAAGTCTCCGCGAAAACACTCACTACGCACATCAGCAGTGCGACCATCATGAAAACGAATCTTTTCATCTTACTAAGGTTTTAGATTAAACAAAAATGCCCACAAGCGCATCCCAACTTAATGGAACACGCTCATGGGCGTAACTACTATTTCACACACAAAACTACTCATTTACCATCCTTTTTCAGCGAAGGTAAATGATATAAAAACGAACAAAGAATAAAAGGTTTCAAATCGACTGACACGCCTTGTCAGTAAGTTGGTAGAAGCCGGGTAGAATAAGCAAGCTAGTTACTATTTTCTACCCAATTTCTACCACTCAAATAATTTTCAATACAGCTTTCTTTATTTCAGTTGTTTTCATTCATACCCATAAGTCCTGGCGGAACTGATGGGAGCGGTTCTACTGAAAGGAGTTACAAAAAGTGACTTGGATAATGGGCTTACCAGCCCATCGCGCATGATTGTAATGTTTGTGTCAGGGTATATCAATCAAATAACCCCAACCGCCAATTACATATCAGGATATGCAGTAAGATACACATCTCTTAACACAGAAATGCAGGTTGTTGTCGATTATGCAGGTAAATTATATTCGAGAACAAAGAACTTATCGGATGGCTCATGGACAGTGTCTACAGCTAGTTATAACTTATATGCATATATTATTAGCTCTTCGTTTACTCTATCTATTGTTAAAGGACAAGATGGCAACGGGCTTATTAAAATCAATAGGGCCTAATATTATAATCGAGTCCATTTAAACTATGATTAAAATTCTCTCCACTCTCCCCATGAATTACCACCATTAGAAGACATACGGGTAAACCGTTTATTGTCATATATGGACATTGCTATTTGCGTGTGATATTCACCTTGACTGAAATATAATAAATTCCCATAAGTGAATAAATCGAAGTTAATAGTTCCTAGAGATATATTAATCATATATACCCTATTATTCAAACAATTATCCGGATTTATGACAATACCACCATCCCTGAACCAAGTATTGTTAATCCCAATAAGTCCCGCCAGTGCTAAATCTGCCTGGCGGGACTTATTGGGATTAATAGCACGGTAACAACAATACTTCAAGTTGGGGAATCCGTTGAAATAGGAGAAACTAACACGGCAAGTATATATTTACTTTCAATTCGTGCTAGTGCTAGTAATACGGAGTATCTAGCTACGTACATATTAGCATGGGCATCCGTATATGCTGCTGGTATAACTAAAATATCTGAATATAGCTACACAAGTAATGTTACGCTAGAGGTATCCAGAACCGGTACTGACAAATATAAAATTACATATAAGACTGGGAATGTATCTTCTGTCGAGCTGAAGTATTCTCTTCGGAAATTAATATTATAGTTGTTTCCATGATGTCCAACTATTATAATGCATTCTTATATATGCTAATCCATTATCTCCACCTGCACATAATTGCATACGAATCCATCCGTCACAAGAAAATGCAACTAATATGCCATAATTCACGGGCATATTGTCCTGTTGTGAGTCAAATTTATAAACTCCGTTATTTACGGTATTGGCATCACCTTCCAAATTTAATCCAATAGCACTCAGGAAACCTGATTTTGACATTAATCCATCATTTTTTAAAGTAGCCGTTCCAATAAGTTCCGCCAGAACTGACGCAACCTGCTCTTTTGTCATTACTCCGACGGCATTTCCGGCGGCATTCACGGCCACAAAACTGGAGATGTCTTCCAAAGCTGGGAGAGCCAGTGTAGACTTCTTCAAAAGTTCCGTTTTCGACACCTTATGCGGCACGCCGTTTGTATCGTACACCTGTACCGTTTCACCATCTTCTTCCGTTGTCTGATTCTTCATACTTTCTGTATGTTTCAATAGATTGTCAGTTTCTTCACCTGTAAAGCTTAATACAAAATCTTCTTCTGCTGCCATAATTGTTTTTAATTTATAGTTATTAATGATATTACCAACATTGTATATTATAATTATCTCATTGCATCATTAAGCCCAGCAAGAAACCATGGAAGAAGCGACGCTGCATGATGTCTTACCCTGTTAACTTCATCATCTGAAAATTCGGTATCGTCATCGCTGGAAAAAATTTTCTCAGCCAATTTTAAATCAGCAATACCAACTCCTGTCACATTGAAAATGTTATCTGCAAACATTTCTCTGACATCAATCTCCACGAAATCGGATTTATCTATCTTCGTGTACTTCTTAAATTTCTTAAAATCTATTTTCATGATTAATCGACTAAAATTCCATTTTCAAAAACCAGTTTATACGTTGAAGGTATCGAACCATTCTGTATAGTCCATGATATTGTTCTCGTTACTCCTTTTTTGTATGTATATGATCCATCGGCTTGCAATGACCATCCGGTACCGAACTCATTAGACAATATCGTATTGGTATAAAGATTTCCGTTTACATGTACTCCTCCGTCAAAATATCCGGCATAAGTATTAGAACTATGTGGCTTGCTAGTACCGTTCCTTGAAGCATAGATACATGCTCCACCGTCATTGCTTCCAATTACTTTAACCCCAAATTTCCCGTCAGTCGCACCATTGAAATTTATGTCAATCATACCACTGTTATCATCCGTAGGAACACCAATCCGTATACTCCTGCTATCATTGCCGAAAAAATCCCTTCCCTTCCAATTCAAGGAACCGTTGTCTATAGTGAAACCTCCAATCTTAGCACCATCGGCAGATATTGTTCCGGAAAAAGTACCTTTAGCGGCTTTCAGTTCACCCGAAAATGTACCGTCTGCACCATCCAGATGTTTCACTTTTAACGAGTTTACATCTATGCACTCTGTAAGAAGAAATGGTTTCCCATTTTTAACCGTAAACACGGCTATTCCTTTCCCTTCAGAACTTTTAATTTTAAACTTATCTGAAGAAATAACAATCTCATTTTTTTCGATGTCAATACCCGTAGCACCAAGTTTAATTGAGATATTTTTCTCTGCTACATCTACAACGCTTTCACCATTTGACAACAATATTCTTGCTGCACGTACCTCTATTTCTCCAGAAGCAAGTCTGATATAATTTGTCTTGTCCCTATTACCGATATATGTCTTTCCATAAACATTAAAGTATCCTTCTTTAGTTAGACGATCATATCCGATTGAAACTATATCTTTCCCGGAGAGGGAGTAAGAACTTATCCCCTGATAGAAGGTAAGAGAAGGCGCACCGTCTCCGTATGCAGACAACACGATTGCAGCCTGATAGTCCGGGTCGGCTATGTCTCCAAGTTGTACCATTACGTCACCCACTTTGGGTATGTCGCTGCCTTCGTCACAATGATTCACGGATACCTCTATCCAGTTATCACCAACATTTTCCACCAGACGCCACCAATAGTGATTGGATACGCCGTCATACGCGCCTTCCTTAATATTAAAGGACTGTGAGCGTACTAAATTCCCTGGCTTAAAACGATTTTCTATGGCTTTCTCACCATCATCTGCAAGGAAGTAACAGCGATAAACAGAACCATAAGTTCCAGGAGATGAGTAACCTCTTTTCCCGTCTGAGAACTTGACTTCTTTACCATCCCTGAAACGAATTCCCTTTTTTTCTATAAACTCGACCTTAGTAATCGTTGCTCTGGCCCCGCTGGCGTTGAACATGAAGGATGCTCCGGCCAGCTCGGTCTCCATTATTGAAAGTAACTGGAAAATAGCTTTCTTGCGCACGTACAGTTTGTCAATCCATCCGACAGACTCGCCGCCCTTTTCTGAAGAGAATGACATACCAGCACCCATCATACCGGTCACGAAGTCAATTGATTCCAGGAAAGGAGATATGATACCGCCAAGAAGCTTAATGAGATAGTTTGTCTGGTCTTCCTTGTCCTTTCTCAATAATGTTGCAAGTGACCGTTTTGCCGAAAATACGTTACTGTCCGATGGGGCAGTAGAATCATTGGTCTTAATCACATATATGCTACTTCCTCCGCCTCCAACATAAGTATGCCCTTTATACGTAATCGACTCCAGTTTCTCTTCCACATCATTAAGGCGAGAGTAGGGCATACTTTCCCCAATAGTATATACCGGAGAATCCCATGGAATGTCAAGGTTAAACTCCCATCCGAGAACACGGCTTTCACGGCCATTCTCAAAAAAGGCTTTATTGACCAGGTTTATCTTTTGCCCGAACTCGAAAAAGCGTTTCAGCTTGTCTTCATTAACCCATTCTGACCGGAGGGTAGTGTAGTATGTACCATCGTCCTTTTTTCGCTGGTCTGCTATCTTCTGTGCCTTCTCTTTCAGTTCCTGCTCCGTGTCCGGAATCATTTGTACAGAAACAAACTTTGGATCAAAACCGGAAAGGATATACTTGTCATCATTTTCAGGATATATGGTATCATCCGGCAATGGACGTCCGTAGTCTTCGCTGCGGACAATTTCCCAAAGCTGGCTTCCGTTGTTGTCCGGGTCAAAAATAACACCGAACTCCAATCCATTCATTTTGCCGGACTGAAAGATAATTGTCAGCTCTTGTCCCGGAAGTCTGTAGTCCTTGGAGAAATTCAGGCCAGTATCACGATAGCGATAGTAAGTCACGGTTTCCTGACCTCCGTCTTCATTTGTAACGGTTTCCGTCCTCGTAGATACACTTGACATCGTATTTTCAAGTCGGGGATATACCTCGTCAAATACCACGATGTCTTCAATTGCTTCTTCCTGGCTCATGTCAGGATACACATCTATGTATGGCGTACCAGCGGGAAGCATAAGTCGTCTTTGCACAACTCCGTTTACTACCGTCTGCTCTTCAATGGGACGGTAGTTCTCAGGTATGTTTCTTGTAGATCCGAATGCATAAATGCGGGTGGCATAAGTGCCTTTGCTCTCACTGCGAGTCATGGCAGACGCTTCAACCCCTAACTCGATTTTGACGGCATCACCGAATTCGTTTCGCCCAAAATGAATTACGTTGTCCGTTATCCAGCAATCACAGTTCCACTTATCCTCACCCGCCATTGAGAATAAGGCATCCAGCAGGTTCATATTGTCATACGTCATTGCAACTGCCTTATTCTCTACTGTTGAATCTATTTCAAATACGAATTCTTTTCCCTTATAGGTATATCCCAAAGCTTTCAGGTTACGTAAGAACACACCAAGCTGTACATCAAGGGCTGCGGTGAGAGACCATGACGCTTCATATCCAGCATGTTCAGGAGTGTATTTGAAAATTTTGTTTTTCCACTTCCAGTAGTAAGCATCCAGTTTCAGCTCATAATCATATCCAGCGGTAGAAGCATTGAAAGAAGGTTTCTGCAAGTCAGTTACCTCATATACTTTTGAAAGTAATCCGCCCAGAGAATCATCCAGAACCCCAGAAAGGTCTACATAGTCACCAAGTTTAAAATATATAGGTTCAGGCACGGAAAAGGGGAGAACGATGTAGTCCTCTTTCATCAGTGTAAACTTTCCCTTCGCCCCTTTGTTGATAGGGGTAGAGAACCTTGTTTTTCCGGATATGTCCTTAATTTCAATCATATCCCCAAAGTTCATAAATAACAAATGGAAGCCCTAAAAATCCGGACTTCCATTTGAAACAATAAAGGAAATGTTTGTTATTCGCTTCTGTCCATGGGATTCGGTTCGCAAAACTTACTTGAAACCTTACCGAAACACCTGTCAATACTTAACCCGTAAGAGATGCTTTTCCCCAGGTAAACCAGCTTGAAGACTTCGCTCCCAAGAGCGGGGATTTTGATGTTTACGGCTCCCTTCTCCAGTTCTGACTGAAAGGCTTTCTTCTTTGTCCGATAGTCACCTTCTGAGTCTCCTTCTATGGTGAACTGGAGAGTGATTTCACGCGATGCTACTTTTGCATTGTCGGTTATTATTCGCTTCCCGTGCTCCAGACGGCTCTCATCTTCGATGTAGTCTTTCATCTGGTTGAATCCGTCGATAGCATCGAGAAAACTGTCACCCATGCGGACACCCCATGTGCTCCAGGCATCCTTCCCGTTAATAAATAAATCTCCTGTCATAGTCTTGCTGTATTACGTTTCACTTCGGCAATGTCGGCCTGCATCTGTTTGATAGGTTTGACAATTTCGCCTGTGTTCTCTCTGATTTGCTGTAACTCCAAATAGGAATTGGCCAGGATAGTACGTGTCTCGTCGGCAATGTTGTACAGACCGGTCACTTGTGATGTCAGGGAGCCGATGGAACCTCGCAGTTCGGTAATAGCTACCGTTTGCTGCTGTTCTGCCGTCTCTATCCTAAGATTGGACTCATACACGGCAGTGAATCGTCCGCTCAGTTCTCCGGCATCCTCGTGCGTCATTTCCGTACCGAATCCGCGGCTGGAGGCCGACTGCTGTTCTTGCGTTTCTTTATTGTCATACCCTACAGCGGAAGCAATATCATCGCGTTCTTTAATAGCATCACTTACGATTCCATTCCATTTGCCTTGTAAATAGTCAAGTTCATTATCATCAAGCGCTCCATCCTCCATTCTTTTGGCAAAATCTTCGTACCATTCATTCAATCTGTCATAGTACAATTCTCCAATCTTGTTTGAAAGCATGGCTCTCATGAAATACTCGGACATGTTGTCGGCAAAATCTTCGGCAGAAGCATCCATATCCATTAGCGTGTCAATGAAACTGTCATACATCGAATCGAATGTCATTCCAGTAAGTGATTCATTGAGTTGTGTTTCCAGTTCTTCTATTTTTCCGGCTTGTTCAATGTAATCATCCAGCTTTTCAGTCAGCCTACCTCCATATCCTCCCTTTCCGGTATTCTGTATCTGCGTCCACATATCTACATTCCCCTTCAAGAGTTTCATTTCTTCAGGAGAAAGATCCCAAAGACTTCCATTCCAGTTCCTTCCTATTTGATTGCTGAAATCATTTATTTGGCTTTGTGTGAATCCTCCCCAGTAATAATTCCAGCTATGATGGTTTCCTGAATAACGGGCTTGTTCCTGTGCTATTTTCAGATAGTTTGCGTTTTGCTCATCTTGATACTTCACGGCTTTCCTTGCAGCATTGACTGATATTGCACCTCTTCCGGCTTTTATGGTGTCATTCAGTGCGTCAATACTTCCCTGAAGTGCTTCATTTCTGTCTGTCAGTCGGTCTATAGCCTCCTGCACCTCCTTGGCATTGCTCCCAATAGAAGTAAGTTTACTGAATCCACCGAAAGAAATAGCGTCAAAAATGCTTCCAATACCTTTCATTAAGGATTCTCCTATAGATACGAACAAATCTCCGGACAGCACATCTTCAATGATTCCAGACACGGCACTGAATACGGAGTCAAGGAGTCCGCTAATTACTATACTTATCCCATCCTTGAATATGTCAATTATAGAAAGAATCCATCCGACAACGGGAACGCTTTCAAGCGAATCAGCAAGTTTTCCAGCAGCCCCACCAACTCCTTTTCCTGCTTGAATCAGTCCATTGTAGATATTTGTGAGTCCTCCGGAAGTTATCTGTTGCAATCCCTGTACCACGTTATCCATATTGGCTTTTAATGCAGTGGCTGTTTCAGACATTCCTTTCTGTGCCTTTTCAACATTTTCTGACTGCATTTGTACATTTGCAGATGCCAAATCAGCATTGCTCTGTGCATTTGCCAATGCTTCCTTTGCTGCATTTTTCTGCTCTTCAGTACCGTTTTTCAACGCATTCTCATATTCTTCCTGAGCTGTGACAAGACGCTCCAATGCATCCGCTTCCTGCTCCTTAGCAAGATTAAGACTTACAACTGAATTTTGATATGCTTGTACATTATCACCAAGTTTCTTGAAATCCAACCCTCCTGCACCTCCAAGAGATTTTTCCATTTGATTAACCGCATCAACAATGGCTTGCTGGCTTGACGCGTCTGAGTTTTTGAACTCATCGGTCTGCATGTATTTCCTGGCATCTTCAAGAGCAGGTTTAATCATATTGGAGAACATTCCTCCGAACTCACCAAACACTGTTACCCAATCTATATTTGCCTTTAAAGCATTTGATTCGATACCGGAAAGTTTGCTGTCCCGTTCTTTCCCTAACCTTATCTTTTCGGCATTTGTTTGGGCTTTGGCTATCTTGTCGGCATATTCTTGTGCAATGGCATACTTACGCTGTTGGAACGTGCCATATTCCTGAAGATAGGAATTTAGTGCATCCTTTTCAGCTTGAAGCGATTCAATATCTACTTCATAGAAAGACTTATTACGCTTTGATTCTGCATTGGATTTCATCACTTTCACTTCATCAATCTCACCATATTTGGCTTTAGCCTTGTTGTAAGCATCAATCTCTTTCTGGTAATCCAGTTCAATCTGTCTACGTTTCTTTTCAGAACCTTCTTCCATCAGGTTGATTTCTTCCTGCTGATTTGTTCTGCGAAGCTGAAGGAGTTCTTCTGCAACCTGTTGCTGCTCTTTCTTTTGTCGCTCGGCATCTTTCTTCGCATTATTCTCTTGTTTGGCCAGAGTGTCTCCTGTTACACCACCGAGCGATTTATATGATTTTTCTGCTGCTTCCAACTCTTCTACAGCTTTCTTATAAGCAGATTCAGTGCCTTTTTTAGCATCCTCTACGGCCTTTAATTTTGCTTCGTAAACAGCTTTTGCTTCTTTATATGCTTGCTGATACGTCTTTTCCGATGCTTCTCTTTGCGATTCCAGGCCAGATATGGTGCCGTCAATCCCTTTTAACGCTGCTTGCGCATTATTGAACCGTATTTGAACGTCAATAGGAATTGTTGCAAAAGGAAAATTCTTAATTTTTTCTTGCTCTTCCTGCAATATTTGTCTTGCTATATTGTATTCGCGTATAATCTGCTCACGATTACTTCTTGCTTCCATCAGCTTGACTTCAACAGGTTTCGAGTTTTCCTCTGTTTCCTTTTTCAGTCGATTATATTCGCTCAAGGCTGATTTCCACTTGTTAAGATTTGCTTTTGCTGATTCTATTTGTGAAGCAATTAATGGGGCACCTTGCCCGGCATTTTTTAAAGAAGCATTTAATGATTTTATTTTCTCCTCCCATTGTTGTATATTCTTTAGTATGTTTTCATAACTGTTCTTGTCTCGTTCCTTATTCAGTTCTTTATTTGCTTCTGCAAGATTGAGTACAGCCAGTTGTTCACGGGTATAAGCAGAAGAAAGTGCAGGAGAATACCTTTGCAGTTCCTCATAGGCCTTTATCTTTGAAAACTCTGTTTCTGTCTCATCTTGGATAACGCGTATCAGCTCTTCTATCTTTTTCTTGCGTTCCTCTTCCTGATTCGCAAAATTCTTTTGTTCTTCATTGAATTTTTGCTGTGCCTTTTCCGATGCGGTTGTGCTGTCATGAAAGGCCCACATAGTAGCAACAAGCCCGGCAAGAACCGTAGCTACCAGTACATACGGGTTAGCTTTCATAACCGTATTCAAAGCCTTTTGGGCTATCGTTTGAGCTTTAGTAACCAGTATTGCAAGTTCCATTCTGGTCGTTAATGTATCCTGAGCTATTCGCACTACAATAAGAGCGGTTTTATATGTCCCGTATGTAGCAATCAGTCCTATCAAAATCTTACCAACAGTTTCATAGTTCTCAATAAGACCTTTCAATCCTGAAATACCTGCAGAAGCAATTCCCTGAGTATCTTTTCCAATCTCATTCAACATTGTATCCCAAGCATCTCCAAGGTTACTCAACTGACCTGTAAGAGACTTAGACTGTTCTTGCATCAGGTTATAATAGATTCCTGATTCACTAGTCATATTTTTGAAGGCCTGTTCTACTTCTTTAAATCCTACCTTGCCTTCCTTTACTAAACCGGAAACTTCATCTTTTGTCACACCAAGCACTTTTGACAGTTCCTCGTAGATGGGAATACCACGTCCTGCAAACTGACGAATATCGACAGCATAGGCCCTTCCTTGCGTCCTTAATGTGCCATAGAGATAGGCTATTTCACTAAGCTGGGAGCCAACACCGGCGGCTACATTCCCCAACATTACAAGCTCATCACCCACATTCTCGGCTGACGAGCCATAAGCAATCATTTGCTTGGCAGATGATGCCACCCCTTGAAGGTCAAAGGGCGTCTTTGCGGCAATATCCACCAGTTCCGACATCAGTTTATCTGCTTTTTCCTTACTTTTCAGCATGGTTGAAAAAGCAATTTCAAGCTGCTGGAATTGTCCTCGTACATTGACAAGTTCTGTGGCAAAGTTTTTCAAGGCAGTTACTCCACCTATTACACCAAGTACTTTGGTTAAGGAAACGGACATCTTTTCATTTGCTTCGACCGTTTCGCCGGCTTCTTCCTTAAAAGCTGCATATTCATCCTTCAGTCTCTTTACTGAAAGACGGGCTTCTGCCTGCTGTTGAGTAAGTCCAAACAAAATATCTTTCTGCTCCCTTAACTTATCGGTTTGAGCTTTTATCTGCTCCGACATACCGCTGGTATTACCACCCGACTTTACAGTTTCTCGGTATTTCTCTTTCAATAAAGTAAGCTCATTTTGTAATTGCCTAATGACACCCCTTTGTGAAGTAATATTTGCAGAGAGGTTGTTTACTGTTTGTGAAGCGCTGTAAATTCCATTTTTGAAATCACGCTCCATTGTAGCTCCAACTTTAGCCGCCTCGGTTACCAGCCCCATCATTTGTTGGCGAGCAGATGCCAATTGGGTTTCCAAAGCCTTTGCCGCTGCCGGAGATTTGTTCACGTCCATCTTTTTGAGTTGGGCTTCCAGCTTTTCACATTCTTGTCTTAGCTTTACGACCTGTTCCCAGTCACTTGATACACGGAATACGAGTGTTGCCATAAATAAAAATCTAAATATTAATGCTTAAAATTATGATATAAGCAAATAGTATTCAGACTTTTTGAAATCAAAAACGAAACAACTTGGCAATTGTCGTGTAATTTAACTTCTATTTTTGAATAATTAGACTCCATCTCGGAATAGAACAAAAAAGGCGCACCATTATGATGCGCCCGATTGTCAATTTGTTCTTTAATTTATATCAGAGCCTCACGGCTGGAATATCAAAACTTGACATTTGCCATTCTTTTAAGTATCTCATTGTATTTTGATTGTATGATAGCTCTTTGCTTTTCTGATGCTGTAATTATCTTTCCTTTATACTTTCGCATTACAGATTCATTTATACCTATTTCCTTTGCAAACTTACTTGCATTAATAAAAGGGAACGCTTCAAAAAATCCACTTAAGTCATACACATACTCCACAGAATAGCCAGCTTTATACCAACTTGGAAATTCACCATGTTTTTCTTTGTAATATTCTGCCTGTTCCTCTAAAACAGAAATAAAGTCCTCTTTCGCTTCTTGTTCTGTAAGCCCAAAGCCATACGCACCGTTTACATCTTCAGAATAGATAGAAATTCCTCCATCATCTGCTTTTTCAATAATAGCCTGAATCTTCTTCATAATCGTGTATTTTAAGTTTTGTCAATTAAATGCACCCACCGAAGTGGGTGCTGTTCTTTTACTTCTTTAACCCCGCCTTTTTCATCATGCTGTCAAGAGTACCTTTAGGTATCTCTTTGGCTGGATGTCTGCCTACAGGGATAAAGTAGTCAAAGTCGGGATGAACATACTTGTGATGTTTCTTTCCCTTTTCGATTGTCCAGCCTGCTGACTCAATCAATTTGTAAAACTCTGAAAACTTCATAAATCAAAGAACTTTTAATTGACAATGCAAAGGTAACATTTTCGTTACTATTAAGCAAGCTTTGTAACGTAAAAAAGTAACGTTTCTGTTGCTTTTTAACATTCTAATAGAGCCATATCTATTTCTTGTTTCTTCTTCTGCGTGAAGCCATATCCTTGCCTTTCACCTTCGTGACTTTTGTCCCGGTTACAGTATGAAGCTTGTCACGCTGCATTAATACTAAATTCCTGTATGGTATCTCATAGACCACTTCCCGGTATGACAGATGCAGATTTTCCATGAACGATGCAATCTGTCCCAAGAGAGTATCATTTCCTACGACCTCGGTTTCGCTGCCAGCAGACTTACGTTCCTCGCCAAGCTGACAGCTTTGAGAAAAACCTTTGAGTCAATCATAGAGAGTGCTTCATCTAAAGCATTTACGTTTTCTTCGTATGTTCCTTTGGCTAACTCTTCACTCAAGTTTTCGTCACCAGCTATCAGCCAGGAAAGAGCCCTGCTGTAGGCCTCACTTTCTCCCAGGGAGAGAAGAACTTCTTTCAAATTGTCTGCTTCTTGTACGCCTGACAAATGGGAGATTGCTCCGGCCAGTTTGTTGATAGTAGGAGGGTAGACCGTGTAGGCTTTCCCAGCGACAAACACCGTTCTGAAATCACTTCCGATAATGGATTCAGTTACTATTTTTGCTCCTTGATTCATTCTGATAAAAGATAAAAATTAAGGGGTGAAGCCATAAAGCCCACCCCTGTTATGGAATTCAATCTCTACCTATTGGATAGGCATTAAGCACCTGCTGTTACTTCAGATGAGTCAAACCAGTATTCCGGTGCAACTTCTGCATTTTGTGGTTCCAGTTCCACCGCACTTACAGGAATACAGACAGCCTTGTCTGTTGTGGCTTCACGTGCACCGATGTCAGCACGGGGAATCACACAATACTGGTCATCGTCAGTCAAAGCGACAAGTAACTTCTCAATGTTTACCTTACCTCTTGCACGCTTCCAACCCTTATCAGTGTTAATAATATCGCCACCCATAAGGTCTTTTTTAGTAGGATAGTCGTACTCGCCAATGGTAAAGTTGACGGTCACGTCACCCATTTCCTTTTCACTTCGATAGGTCTGGCCGGTAAGCTGGTTCTTATAGTTCGTTCGGCTTGCTTCTGCCTCTTCGAGTGTCCACGTATCCTGATGGATATTCTTGATTTCTTTCAATGCTTCACCCTGTAAAAGAGTATGCAAGGCTTGTCCTGTCAAATCTGCGGTAATCTCGCTTGTTTCGCCATACCAAAGCTTCTTGATATTCGCGGCTGTGACTTTCTTTGCTTCTGCCATATTATTTCACATTTAAAACTTCAAACAAAATTCTTACATTCACATAGTGACACTTTAAAGCAGTGTCCTCCTCCGTTCCAATTGATTCGATAGAATAATGATAGGTTGTACCGTCATAGCGACCGGTAACACCGTCAAACAATCTCTGTGCCTGCTTCTCCAGTTCGTTCAGCCGGATGGTATTGGCTTCGCCTTCCTTCAAATCGGGAACACAAATGTTCACCTCGACGAAAGATTTCTTCCAGTATGTGCCCGGCTGTTGCTTCTTGGCGTGAATGACAATCCTTTCGGACTTTATCGCCCCTGTCAGCTTCTTGCCATGGGGAACGATATCAATCCCGAAAGACTTGCAGTCACGGTAGAGAATGTTCGCTATGTCAGTAGTTACTATCATACAATAAGATATTGAATATTATTATCATACTGAAGGAATACATGAAAAACCAGTTCTCCAAGTTGAACAGTACCTGCAAATCTTTTGTCTGACAAATCTTTATCAGATATATTTTGTCCTGTTGCATACATAAAAATATCCACTAAACACAATTCTTTTTGACATTCATCTACTACTGCCCACAAGCAAATTGCATTCCGTTGTGCTTGAATAGATAATATTCTTGCTCCGATAGGCAGACATAATTTTGAGTGGTCTGCGACCATCAGTTCATACTTGAATATTCGTTTCATTTGATTTCCTCCTTTAATCGTCTCTCAGCAAATAAGGCTGCACCAGTTGAAACTTCGTAACCTTTGGATTCCACGTGTGAGGCATACTCAGCATCGTTTCTTATCACCAGTCCATCATCCTCAACTGAATACTTGTTTGACTTACGGAGCGTTCCGGTCCGGTTCTGATAACGACCGTTCTTTATAGCATAATCGACAGCTTCCTTTCCGACCCTCTCTTCTACAGCTTTCACCTCGGCATAACCTTGGTCGAAAAAGCTGTCCACGTCCGAAAAATCAAACTTTACAGCCATATCTCTGAGTAACCAAAATAATTCGTATTCTTCACCATGTAAACCTTGCCAGTTCCACGGATATTCTCACCATCCATACATCTGACTTCATCGCCAGCCTTCAGGGAGGTTTTCTTTTCACAGACTATGTGATAGTTCGGTCGGTACACCTCGCCGTTCTCCGAAGTAAACTCCTTGGTGGAGTTTTCATCACACCGGCACTTACATACGTCCTGCCAGCTTTCTCCACCGGTTCCGGGAATGGGCCGGCCGAACTCGTCTGTTTCCATCGGAGTAATAACCTTGACTTGTAATATATGGGGAGCGAATATCATAGGAATCTGACTTTAGGTTTATCTGACAGTGTGTCTTCAAGGCCATACTTCTTGCACAAGAATGAGTAGTATTCCTTCAAGCCTTTGGTGTCCCAGGACATAGAGAAACCGTTCTCGCTGATGGAAGTAGCACGAAGTAGAAGAGAGGGGATAAACTTCGCCATAGACACCGAAACAAGTCCGATGTTTGACGGGCCCATCTCATCCTCTCCGCTTACTTCTGAAGACAAACTTATCTCCAAAAGGTCAGCCTCCGACAAGTTGATGCCGAAGGTCTGAAACTTCTGTGATATGTAGTCGTTTACTGTCATGCGTTCATGGTTGACAAATCAAAGTTCACAATCAGATTCGGGTTCGTAATCTGAGGAATCCACTCTGCAGTGTATTCCAAATAACGACCGTTCTTGTCCTTGTAACCGGAAATAAGCATATCACCGTCTGCCTGGGTGTAGTTACGTCCAGGTACGCCGTCCACTGCTTCGTACGGAGTGTGGAAACGCATATAACCGACCTTATCCTGTGGAAGCAAGGTGATACGGTCGTCGGCGTAAATCTGCACGTTCTTTCCGGTCTGGTCTTTTACGTAATCTTCCTTGATTTCAATGGCCGGAAGCCCGATGCCAGTGAATACTTGGGAAGCCAGTTGAGATGTAATCAAACCGGTTGAAAGGTACATTTCATTTCCTGTAAGCTGCATTTTGAACTTGTCACCAAACTCAGCCGATCCGATGATATTCTTCACGAAAGTTCCTCGGGACATAATCATCTTCTGGAAGTTTCCATAATCAGCTTTCAGAGCATTAATCTGCTGCTGCAAATAGGTGATGAAGTTCGTCTTCGCACCAGTATCAGGCTTGATGAACTTGAACGGCAATTCAATGTCGAGAAGGTCAACGCCTCCGGCATTGTCGTCTTTGTTCTTGACTGTTGCTTCTCCGGTCATCAGAAGTGAACCTACGATAATATCCATGCGCTTGTGAGCTGCTAAAAGTACCTGGCGGTAATCATCATAGATGAAGTTCACGATTTCCTGCATGGCTGCTACCTGGTCGGCAGGTTTAGCTGCATTGAACTTGTCAATCAAGTCCTGAAGCTCAGACAAGCGGTCAATGGAAATCTGGTAAGCATCGCCAAGATAAGCGATTTCACCATATCCTGAGCCGATATTCCGGCGTTCACGGATAGGCTTCTCACCATAACGAGAGTTGATAGAACCGGCCATCACGCCCGTAACTTGTCCGATGTAGTCCTTGAACACACGAGTAGTCGTTCTACGGAAATCGAGGTACTGCTGCCAGTAGATTGTATCCTTACGAGTCTGAAGGACACGCTGAATAACGGCGTTAACGATGTTGGGGTCGTTAAACAGAGTATGAATAGTTAGCATCATATATTAGTCCTCCTTTCTTTATTTGCTTGCAATTATACCTGCTGCTCTCAACGATGCTAGAAGAGCATTAATTTTATCTTTCTCATCACCACCTGCTGCATCATCAACTTTTGCACCCTGCTTTACCAATCCCAAGGTACTTGAGTTAGCTGCCTGATAGGTAGTGTTATTGTCCGTCCAAGGTACTTCTACATACGCCTTTCCACCTTCCAATGCTACTGGATATTTCTTTCCGCTTTGAGAGAATCCCAACTGAATACCTCCCATCACAGAATCAGAAGCTTCTGGCAGTTCATACGAAACACCAGCCGGGGATTGCACGCCTGCAGCGTTGAACTGGAAATGCGGCATGTTAGCCTTATCAATGTCAGAGAAAGGCATAGCCAATTTGGTAGGCTCAATTTCAAATGCTCGCATCAAAAGAGCAACTAATACAACGCCTTCTTCTACTTGTACTCTTCCGTACAAAGCTGAGTTAGCAACTACCTTTGGAGTAGTACCGCTTACAGCTGTAGCTTCATAGAGTACAGTACCAACTTCCACTGTTTCGCCAAAGTCGGCAGCCAGTGTCAACTTATCGAAAGCTTTGTCTGATTTGTCAATACTGTTGATGGTAGCTCCATGAGAACCATTACCCAGATGCATACCCACATAAGCCAAAGAGTTTTTCTTGATCTTCAAAGTGGTATTGGAACCGGTGGTAAACTTTTCATAGACTTCTACACGGATGGCCACCTGAGCGGTTTTCTTTACTAAGTCGGCGGCAATGGGAGTGAAGGATGGAAGAAATGAACCAGCAACAAGGTTGGTCGTATCCAGCTTGTAAGGCCCTCTGCGTCTTACTCCGGTAGAAACATCATAGCGTTCCTCGATGGACGGTTCAGGCTCCATGTAATACTTGTATCCTGCTGACATAAATTACTTGTTTTGTTGTTCGACAATAGATTTTGTGTCCGCCTCAATCATTTTGGCGAACTCACTCGCTTCTTTCTCCTGCTTCTGTCCGGCAGTCTCAGGAGCTTTGGAGAACTGAAACCCGTTGTTAGACATATCCTGCTTCATGTCCTTGAAATAAGTATCCAAGTCCGTGTTCTCAGGAATGTTGCGGTCTTTCAGCATAAATTCGGGAATACCGTACTTCTTCGCCACTGCTGAAATCTGAGAATTGCGCTGCGCCTGCGCTTCATTTTCCTCCATTTTGGCCAGCTTGTCGGCAAACGGCTTGATACCGGCGGCAATGCCATCGGCAATCATCTTTGCGATGTCTGTCTCCTGCGGCTTTGGAGGGTCGTTTGGTTTCGGTGGTTCTGGTTTCGGATTCTCGATTGGTTTCCCGTCTTTCAGTCCATGCTTCTTCTCGTAGTTTGAAACAGCGGAAGTCTGCGCCTGTCCTGCACGGAAATCACCATAGTTTTGCATCACGTCCTGAAATGAGATACCCTCAACGATGGAGGTCACCTTCGTTTCGTCCGTTACACCCTCTGCCTTCTTTGTGGCGATACGGGTGAGTGTGGCAGTGTCCACCCCAGCGAATTTCTGTTGCAGTCCTGCCAAGATTTGTTCAAAGATTGTCATACCGTATGAGTTTGATTAATAATTTCATACGGTAAATTTACTTACAGAGAAAGGGAAGGGGAAATTTTAAGGCTAACGATACGAAACAATTGGGGGAATGTTCGTTTTTATACAAAAAAAGCGTGACTACCGAAGTAATCACGCTGAAATATCATTTTTTTTGAGCTTTTAGGTTCACCATTACATTTTTCCCATATTCTGTTAAAATCCAATATGTATATACTCCATCAACCTTTATAGTATCTGTTGCTATCAATTTTAATGCCATGAGTTGAATCAGTATTGTTTGAAAATCATTGCTTATAATACTATAATGCTCCCCCAATAGACTTTTAGTCATTTCTGAATACATAGTATTTTCATTGGTCGGATTTAACAACAATGTTGATATTGACAAAAATATTTCATTCCAACTTACCTCTTGTTCATATATTTCTGCTTCTTCCTCAACAGAAAGCAATTCATAATCATGCGTATAATGAATAGTAAATTTATCTTCTCCTTGTTTATATCTTTCTGTTCCTTCTGGTATCTGAAAACTTAATACTCTGATTTTAGACTTCAATAAATCATTCTCCTTACGGAGAGAAATAAGTTCCTTATTGGCCTCTGCAGAAGATACTTCATCAGCTTTTACCCATCCGGTTCGAGGATGTGATTTTATCAAAGATGTTAAACTTAACACCACTTGAGCCGACAATACATCAGCATTGTTCCAAAACTTACATAACCTCTTCTTAATGAACTTCTTAAAATCTACTAGCTTTTCACGTTTTATAGGATCTTGTTCTATTTTTGTCCCTGGAAGTGATTCTGGACATTGATGTACAAATGATATTACTGGAACTCCTTGTTCAATGGCATATTCAAATTCTTTTTGTGTATAGCTTTTCCCTGATTCTTCTTCAATGGATCCATATCTTCCAGCAACGATTAAAACATAATAATCACATTCTCTGATAAGGCTTTTAATAACCTCCCATTGAGAATCATCAGAAGCATTGAAATATTCCATGCCAACAGGAAAACAATTCATTTGCAAAAGGGCCTCCATCACTTTCTTACGTTCTTCCTGTAAATCTTCGTATGTTGAACTGACGAAAACCTGATACTTCTTATCCATAATCACAACAAATTTATAGCTGCCAGTTCCTCTGTCAGCGCATTAATACCTTTCTGAATCTTCTCTAATTGTTGTTTGCGTGGTTTGTGTACTCCAGCCGCATAATGCCACAACTGGCGTTCATTGATTCCGGTTATCCGGCTCAAAGCAGCTTTGGTAAAGATACTGCTGTAATAGTTGATGAAGGTGGCAGCATCTATCTTGAACTTCAATGTGAACTCTCCCTGCAAAATTTCCACTGGAGCGATGTTCATCTCCTTGCATGACTCCAGGTAAAGTTCAACAGCTTCCTTCATGTTCTTCTCGATTTCCTTTACGTCGTTACCGACAGTAATCACCGGAGCACCTTCAATATAGGCACTAAGATTATTACCAGCATGTTCTACAATCACTTCTACGGTTTTCATACTGACCTCCTTTTTATCGTTAAACAAAAGAGGCGGGGGCTATTTTAGCCCCGCTTGCCTCAGAATGTTGTAATAAGTGCCTTTCTCAACGCCTTTCTTGCCGTGGTCGGGTACAATCACTACATGGCTACCATCAGTGTAAACCATGTGACTGCCTTTCTGCCTCACGAACCAAAAGCCATTTTCAGTAAGCAGCGTTACAACGTCTTTAACTGATTTGTAGCTCATAGCGTTTAAGACTTAATTACGATGTAAATATAGTAAAATAACGAATAATTGCAAAGAAGTATTCATGTTTTTACTATGATAAAGAAAATAGCGATACCTCGAAAGATACCGCTACTCAAATAGTCAATATTTTAGATTTATATCATTCTGTTTTGTATTATCCCCGTAAATATTCTGACTGGGTTGTTCTATTCTTCAGATTTACTGCTGGAACTTTTAAGAGAGGAAAGCTGTTTCTGCTTCTCGATGTCGTTCTTCTGTTTCTCAGCCTGCTCTTCCTTGATGGCTTCAATCTCATCCAGAACTGCATCCACGTTCCCCACAAAGGTAATGGCCCGCTGTTGAGACCAGATTTCACCGTCCTTGGCCTTGATAGCTGTGTCTATCTTGTCTTTGATGTCCTCCAGCTTATACGGCTGCATCTGCACATCCACATCGATGGTTTCGGAGGCTTCTTCAAGGGTGGAATTCACGGAACCCAACGCGGAGACAAGGAAATTTACACGTCGTTGCATGAACTCGCCGACGATCTCGTTCAGATTTTCTACGTTAAGGTGGGTGGACATAAACACATAATCGAAAGTCACACCGGAAACGGCGTTTCCTGTACCTTTCAGGGAGTCAAAAGAGATTCTGGGTGTATTGGTCAGTCCATATATCTGGCTCAGCAAGGTTTCTACCTCGAACTTGACAGTATCAGGTACCTGTGACCAGGTAAGATACTGGGCATTTGCTCCCTGGCCGGTCAGCTCGACAACACGGTTCTTGAACTCACCTGAGAAATTCTCCACGTTACCAAAAAGCATGAGGATAGGGAAGAAGTGGTAGTCGATACAGTCTGCATAGTTTGAGAGAAGCTTCTCCAGTCTTACACGGAGGCTCTTTATCTTTTCACAGTACGCTTCCGGACGGTACATATAAATCACCGGCATCTTCTTGAATCCATGTGCAAATGAGCCTTTGTCAGTCCAGTTGCTTGTCAGTTCCCACTGATAAACCATGTCCTTGGTAATGGTCATGAAGCAGGTAATCTCCACGTCATTCAGATCTTTCTTCTTGTATTCACGGGACAGGGCCACCAAATCCCCCTGGTCATTGAAGAAAGGGTAGAGCTTGTCGCCACGGAACGGAGACCAGATGGCACTCTTCAGACGGTATTCAGGTTTTGATTTGCCGAAGATTCCTGAAATCTTTCGTTTGAGCTTTGCCCAGAAGCCGTCATCCTTCACCACATACCAGTATTCGGCCACTTCCTGCTCGGCCAGCCATGCCCGGACTACTTTCTTGTTCTGGTATTTCAACTTGTTTTTCTTGAACACCTGCTTCAATGTGGAAAGAAGGCTTTCTTCCGACTGGTCCGGCTGGCAATCAAGGACCGGTTCTGTTCCCACGGTGAAGGCAGTCTGAATGTTCACGATGTCCTGCTCGATAGGAAGAGCAATCCTGTTCGGGTCAACTTCTTTCCTTACCGCCGGCTCAACATATTCTTTCCCGGTTGTAGGGTCTGTAATCCGTTTCTCAGGCTGGGTCGTAATTTTGATTTTCGGGTATTTCTCTTCATCTATCACTATCTCGTGCTTGTTCGGATTCCAGTCGTTGTAAAGAGCGTGAGCGTTTGGTTGCTCAGTCTTTCGTCCTTTCTTCAGATAGTAGATTTTTCTCTCTATTTCAGGTATAGCTAAAATTTCTTCTAAGGTTCTCATATTATTACATTTATTGTTCCAACTTTAAAAGGTAATCCATATTAGTCCAGCCGCCATTAGCCTTTATGCTAATTATTTTCTTTTCTAACAAGTTTTTTGGAATTGCATCGTTCAAAACTCCATAGCGGTATTCGTATTTTTCATAATCCAACCAACTCACGTTTGGACTATAAATTTCAAACTTACCCCATTCTCCTTTTCTTTCAATGAGAACTAAGTTTATGAACTCACCAACTGTATGAGGTCTATCCAGTTTTACATCGTAATAAGCTGAACAGTCTCCAGACTCTTCTGAGGTTTGTATAAAGCGTATCATATTCTAAAGTTTAATGTCCAAATATTCCTGAAACGTCTTTGGGTTTCATAATTCTACCGAGAAGTTCTCCCAGCACATAGTAGCGTGCAGCGTCAATACCGTGGTTATCGTGGTCTTCCGGATCGTTGATGTAGTTTCCATCCTTATCTTTTGCCCAGACATAATTTCTGAACTCCCTTTGCAGGTTATAAGAACGCTTGGTAATGAATATTTCCATTCCCTGCATCTTGTCAATACCGGCATTGACAGAACCTTGCCCTTTCTCTACCGCGTATATTTTAATCCCTCCGTTATGAATCTCCTGGATGAGTCGCGGGTCCGCACTGTCGGCAATCACTCTCAAATTCCACGGGCGTAGCGTCTTTATAATATCCCCAGAAAGTAATCCAGTTCTATAATCCACTTCATCCAGATAAAGCGCATTGTCAATGATTCCACACCGGATAGAAGCCGATGGGTCATTGGTATAACCAAAGTCCTGTCCAATAGCCACTTTCTTGCACCACATGGGGAACTCGTCCACAATACCCCATTTCTTGAACACGGCACCTTCGGCCACGTCCGCCCATCGACCGATAACCACATGAGCGTACTTCTCCGGATTCTTCTCTTTCATTTCCTTGACTTCTCTCAGGAACTCAGGAGAAAGGTTCTCTATATTGTCGAAGTAAGTCGTATGGATATGAAGTACATTCGGATGGGTGGAAATTTGCACCTGAACGCCGTCAATCTCCACCAGCCGGTGAGTATTCTCGATGTATTTCTTGTAGATGAAATGGTTTGAATCGCATGGATTCATGATGATGATAATCCGGTTCTGGATTCCCTTTTTACGGATGGAGAGCATAATCTTGTCAAACTCTTCCTCACTGGTCCATTCCTCTGCTTCATCACAGACAAAGGTGGTGATACCCTGAATAGATTTTAGTTTAGCGGTCTGATTCCCGGAAGAAGTCTTGATACCACGGAACATGATACGACTGCCGGTCATCCGGTTTACAATATCGGTTTTGGTGGTCTTGAAATACTTCGTTGTTCCATCCAAATCTATCTTTTCCATCATCTCTGGAATGATAGACATCCCGGCAGATACCATCGTATAACGGGTGTATAGAATCTGGTGGACTATCTTCTCTGTGGGAGTCATTTCGAATGTCAGACGCTCAATGAAGGTAGAAGCGTTGAAAGACTTCCCCGAGCCACGGCCACCGGTAATGAGAATGATAAACTTCTCGCTGTCGGTATATAACGGATGATATATCGCTTGGGGTACAATCATTTCAGTTTGTCTTTAATCCATGAGTCAATAGAAATTCCGTGGTCAATATCCTTTGGTATATCTGCGTCTTCGTCTTCTCGGTCTCCAAAATCTTCTTTTCTTCCTAATGTGGAAAGTAAATAGCGAATCATATACCCATCTGGACGTTCACTCCATCCGATAAAGTTCCCATTTTCATCTTTCTCAGGGATACCAAGCGCAAGTACACGTGCAGATACAAGGCATTCATCTACCAGAGAACCTCTTTCGTCGGTGATAGCATCTTTGAACTGGCAGTCTGTTCTGGCCCAATCATACACGGTTTTTCGGGTTACATTGAATACAGCAGCAACTTTAGAGAGATTTCCACCTGTTTTATGAAGGACCTCTCTGAATTTCGATATGTCTGGCTTCTTTCCCATGCGCGCGTATCTGTTTATTTTGATTACTCAATCAATTTCAAAACCTCTTCTCCTTTGGCAAATTTTTCATCCGTACTGATACCCAACAAATCACAAAAATCTGATTTTGTCTCAAAAGAAGAAAATGAAAGTATTATATAAGCATCTTCATCCTGCCTGTGCTGAAATGCAGATTCTTTTACTTGTTGCTTTACCGCTTTCATGTGTTCTTTCTTCTCTTCATATGGCAGTGCAGCATCTTCAGGAATAGGATTTTTTATACTATCGAAGTCTGTTGGCAATAACAAGTCATCTAATGACTCTGATAAGGAATTGGCATCAACTTCACTTATCGCAAGTATATCATTCAACTCATCAGGACTCAACCCGACTTCGGAATAGTCTATATCAGGCAAATAACTCGCGAGCAAATCTAAATCAGGCTTGGTGTTTCCTACTGCCATATAAGTAAGCTGTTCCTTTTCTTTTTTTTCGTCAAGGTTCACAACCTCCACTTTTACCTTATAGTCTGTATCAGAAGTACCATCGTATTTGTAATACATATCCATAGCCTTGATACGCCTGTGCCCATCTATTAGGTTTCCGCTTAATTCATTCCATACAATACCACCAAGAAAACCGACTTTTTGCAGGTTTTTCTTTTGCAGTCTAATACGTTCATCCGAATGCCTCTTAGGGTTTATCGGATTCAGATTTATCTGCGAACGTTTTATTATTCTTGTCTCACTTTGTTTCAGTTCCTTCATAATCATGCTCAAACAACAATCGTTCTACCATAGGGTATTCCTCTATAATCTTTTTCAAGTCTGCCGGGAAATTACTTCTGAGCCACAAAAGATAGTTCATATCGCTTATATTCGTTCCTGCCGACTGGCTGTTACCGTATTTCTCCGGCTTTATAAGACTTTTCTTTTCGATATAGTTCAGAATATCAACATTCTTGTAAGCTGATAGGGGATAACATTTCTTTTGCGCTTCATTGATAGCTTCATCTTTGTACGTCCTTAGCATCAACCGTCTGTTCATTGAGTCGGATTGTTTGAACCCGAAAAATGCCCAGTCTATATGATATTTTTCTCTGACTATCTCTGTAAGCTGCGCCATACTGTACTGCCTCTGCTTTTCGTTCTTTATACAACCCATGTAACCACTCTTACGATATGAATATACCGCAAAGTGAGGCACTTGTATGAACTTCACATTACCATATTTCTTGCAGGTGTAGTTGATGTATCTGTTAATATGCTGCAAGTCCTTGACTACATACATGTAAACACATACTATCTCTTTGAAATAGGGGTGCATAAGATCTAAAAGGGCTATACTGTCCTTACCCGATGCTGAGTGAAACAATATAACCCTATCTGTCAGCTCTGAGACTTGTTTAATTATGCTTATAGCCTTCTTCATGATTAAACAACTCTACCGCCAACTGCTCTGTTGATTCTCGCTCTCTGAGCAGCGTTTGTGCCCATTGATTGAAAACGTCCAGCTTCATAATCAGCTCTTGTTCGGTACGTTCTACCGTCTGAAGCTGTTGCATAAACTTCTGCCATAATCACTTTTTTTAAGTTACACAATCTTTTACCTATATGCAGACAAAGCCGCATAAAGCGGCTTGACCTTTTTTATTTCAATCCATCATGATTGATTATTTCACAAATATGCAAGTAGTAGAATAACGGCGTTTCTTCGGGTGGATTCTTCTTGAACTCTTCTAACTGCTCATCAAACTCATGAAAGCCAAATTCTTCTTGCATGAACTTTATACCTTCTTCAGTAACCTCGCCAATACCGATTTCATCTATCGCCACATCAAGAAACCACGGGGCACCTGTGCTATAAAAATGAATTGCTTCTATATCAGTACGCAGAATAGGCTGGCACTCATTTTCACGTCCTTCTTTTCTCAATCTCTCGTTTTCTTCAAGTTGCTTGAAATTTGTAAACATCTTTTCGTATTTAGAACTTAGCTTACGAGCTTCTATAACTTTCTTGCCATTGAGAATATCCAAAGCATTAGCCTTCGTCATTATCAGCGAGTAGGCTTCTACTTCTTGGCCATTATATTTGATTGTTTTCATTTGATTATTAATATTTTACTATTCAAAAATAGTATATACTTACCTCAAAACAGAATAAATTGCTAGTACATACGAAACAATATGCCAATTGTTTCATTTTATACACACGCCAACTTAATGACGTGTGTATGAACGGTTTTTAAGCTGCCGATTTACTGTTTACTAAATCAAGTATAAACTTTCTACCAAGTTGCGTCCAACACAAGTATTGCTTTGCAACCTGCATACCAGTGGTATCACTTGTATAGGTGTGTGTCCTGTACTTGTCATAACCTAATCCCCTGTATTTGGCATAAAGCATGTAAACCCCATTCTGGTTGTACAATACGCCTAAATCTTTTAATATCTTGTACAGCTTTTTGGCACTCATGCCAAGTTCGTTGGCTATGATATTTGTTGTTATCAATCCTTCGCTTTGAAGGACATTGTCGAAGTAGGCAGCTTTTGGCGCCATCAGTCTGTTCTGTTCTTCTACCAGATTCTTTTCGGTTTCAAGTACAGATATTCGTTCTTTCTGCCTTTCGATGGTTGAGTTTGCTAACAGGATGGCTTTTGCCATGATTTCTTCTGGCGTATCATCCGATTTTACTGCCATATAACCGCCTTTAGTTCGGATTTCTTTCAGTATGGCTTTTACGCCTTTCTTGAACTGTTTGGCTATTGGCTTGCGGCTTTGCATCAGGACTTCATATAAACCGCTCTCTGTCAGCATCCAGACTTGACGGTTCTGACCTGACCGGAATAATGTTCCGACCAGCCTTTCATCTTCGTCTACTGTATTTACGAGTTTATTAAGGCTGCTTACATCGTATTCAATCCACTCTGCTACATCTTTAGCAAGAAACAACGGATTCTCTGCATTGCCGTAAACGGTAAGTTCTTTACCTAATAAAGTTGTTCTCTGTAAAACCTGTATCTCATTCATATTTTTTGAATTTAAGTTACCAATCTGACTCTTTACACACTCTGTCAATTCTTTATTGTTTGCGAAATACATCAAAGCTATCCCGATTTCTAGATACTGGCCGAAATACATGATTTCTCTTAGTTTCAATCCGTTTTCGGCTGCATACGTTTTTATTTGCAACATGTTCTTTGATTTCCATTCGCTTATGCTTATCCCGACATCAGAATTAAGCCCCTTGCAAGAAATATATATCCTGCCATTGTAGGTACAATAAGAAATTTGCTTATCTTTGTACCGTATGAATTGGGATTCATTTATGGTTTCTTTGTTCATACGCTGTAAAACCTGAATTAAACATATCCTCATTGATGGCCGGTCAATTCATCAATGAGGATTTTATTTTGACCGTAGTAGCAAGCTGGGATTTGAACCCATGCACACCTGAATGTCTTGCCTTGACCTGTCACGCCTGACATATAAAAAGGCAAATCTTAAAAGAGGTCTAAAGTGGCAGTTTACCCCTTGAAAGAAATGCCTTGAATATCTTTGCAGCGCAACTGCCACGAAGCGCATTTCATTCTATGGCAAAATTACCAACCGCCAAATGTTTATCCTAAAAATTGCCGTAATCAGAACAAACATTTGGCTGATTGTTTCAAAATAATCGTGTGAGGGATTTACATTGCAGTTTTCATCATGTTTGGATTAAAGCCTTGCATAAGATTACCTTCGCAGTCAAAAAAGGTGTCTTCTCGTAGCAGACTACCAATAAGTTCATTTGCAAGCCTAAATATCGGGTAAACTTCATCATTAGAGTCTATCATGCCATCTTTACAACATTTCTTTTCACTCAGAGAACGCAACAGCCAAAGTGTTTTCATGTAATACTGGTATTTTTCGGGGTTGTTGAACATTCGTTTTAATAACATAATGTTTGATTCAGTTATTACTGTTTCTTGTTTGTTAGTAAATGTTATCTTGTGCAATTCAGGATTAAAGTCTATAATTCTCATAAGTCATATTCTTTTAAATGTTAATACTAAGCTATCTTTATAAGGTTGCATTTTTTGAAACAACGCCATTCTTCTTTTTCACAATCGAAATACACCTGGCAGTTATCTGCTGTTTTCTTTGTACCCTTTGTCTCTGGTATTCTGCCACTCATTAAAGTACCGAAAGCCTGACGCAGTGTGCCGTCTGTTTTCTTGAAATAGAACTCAACCACCTTCTTATGAAGCAATGCACGAAGTTTGATATTAGTCCAAGCGCATTTCAATGCTTCACTCATTGAATAACCGTTCTTGCGTACAAATGACCAAGCAAGGTTCATAATCTCTTTTAATAGGTTTCTCTTTTCTGTTGCCATAGTTCTTATATTTATTAGTTCTTTAAATGCTGTTTAAATTTTATGCTGCAAATATAATTGATATTTAAATTATAGAACAAGCTTTCATAGTTAATAAAATCTAAATATAAAATTGATATTTAAATTATTTGCTTATTATTTAAATAGTAGATATTTTTGTGCTATAAAACTAAATTTAAATGAGAATTAAAGAATTGTTGCGAGAAAAAGGAATTACCGCAAAAGAACTGGCTTCTAAAATCGGTATGACTGAAACTGGGTTAAGTATCGCTATGGGAGATAATGGAAACCCACCATTAAAGAGATTAGAACAGATTGCCACCGCTTTAGGTGTGCCAGTAACAGAACTCTTTGATAAACCCAAAGAGGGAGTTATACACTGTCCTCACTGCGGTAAGGAGATAAAATTGAATCCGAATGTTTAATTTTAAATTTAGAATTATGAGAAAAATACTATTTATTTTATTGCCCACGTTTTTACTTGTGGGCTGTAAATCTCGCGAAGAAAAGGTAGCAGAACTTATAAAACAAGAAATGTTCAAAACCCTTTATGATTTTGAGAGTTATGAACCTGTTGAAACTAAAATAGATAGTGCATTTACATCTATATATACAGATTCAGTAATCAAATCTTATGCTTATATAGCACGCTCATTTCTCGATGACGTACAAGAAGGACTTGATAAAGTAAAAGATGCGCAAAGAACAGCAGAAATATGGAGAGATAGCTATTCATCTTATGGGAGGGGCAAGTATGAAGAAGCATACAATGAAATGAGAGAACATTTAGATGAAGTTAAATCAAAAATGAGTATTGTAAATGGTTATACAGATTCAATAAGAAATGCTTCTGTTGGCTTTAAACCTGAATTTTGCGGATGGAGGGTTAAACATAGATTTAGATGTAAAACCAAAGGTGGTAATTTTGATTTAGGCGATTATATTTATATTGTTGATAAAAGAGTAACTAAAATTATATATAAAGAAGACCCTGATGATGAATATACTAAAAAAGTAAATGGGTTAATTGAAGAAGCTGTTAGTTCAAAAAATGAACAGGAAGAAACTGATAGTGTTAGTGGTGCAACATCAAATATTTAAACACGATTATTCCAGCCCCGTTCCTTATGGTTCGGGGCTTTATCCTCTAAGAATCAAAATAGAGAAAGGAAAATAACCATGACAACAAACGAAATAGACAAATTAAGCCTTGAAAAAGCCCATGCCTTATTTGAAACAGGTGATATAGATAAAATTGGAGTAGGAACGGTGAAAGGATTGTGCGAGATTCACCGCTACTTGTTCGATGGCTTGTATGACTTTGCCGGAAAGGTACGTACATTGAACATCGCCAAAGGAAACTTCCGTTTTGCCAACTGCTTGTATCTTGATGCAATTCTCCCGGTTATAGAGAAGATGCCGGAAACGACATTTGATGAAATCATTGCCAAATATGTGGAAATGAATATCGCCCATCCATTTATGGAAGGCAACGGGCGAGCCACCCGTATTTGGCTGGATATGATATTGAAAAAACGTCTGAAAAAAGTAATAGACTGGCGCAATGTGGATAAAAACCTGTATCTACAAGCTATGGAACGCAGCCCTATAAATGATTTGGAACTCCGGGTATTGTTGCAACAGGCATTAACAGACCAAGTAGATGACCGTGAAGTAATATTCAAGGGGATTACTCAATCTTACTATTATGAGGGATATGAAGCATAAAACTAAAGCCGGAAGCATAACGCTCCGGCTTTTCTACTTTTGTAATATTTTATCCAGCATTAGCAAAGACCTTTGGATAGTTCCTTTTCTGGTATTGAATTCTCAGATACCCAATAAGGCTTTCATAGTCGGTCAAGAAACCTTCATTGACCAAATCAGCAATCTTCTTTTCAAGCTGCCACAATTCACGTTGTTTTTGTTCCTCACCATGCTTATTACGTAGCATCTTTTCATGACTGTTGAAGATAACCCAGTTCAAGGCTTCACCGACCTTCTGCATGGCTTTAGGCATAAAGTCTTTGGGAACGATTTTCATGATGGCAGAAGAGAGTTCCCTATAAGCGTCCCCAGCATCATTCCGGTAACGAATCATTTGGTCAGAAACGAATTTGATTACATCATATTTGAATGACGCATTTAGCCACATAGCCAAATCAATGAACAATACAGGATGAACCCAGGTTCCACCGCATTTACCACGTGAACTTAAATAGGGAGAATTTTGCCCATTTAGATTTTCTTTTTCAACGATGGTAGCGATTAATTCCTTGGTTGATTCATTTTCAAAGTATTTCTTCAATTCTTTGTTTGAGGAGTTTCGTTCGTTCCATAACTTTACAAGCCTGGTAGCATTGAAATAGCCGTCAACGGTGCGTTGAATAACTTCTAAATTTCCCATTTGCCTTACCATTTCTTGATTTGTTTTCATGTCTCAGTGAATCTTAGATTAAAAAATTACCCCACCAAAGGCAAGCTCCTCACTTCTTACCGATGGCAGGGTTTATACTTTTCAGCCATGAGGATAGCTGTTATTATCTCTTTGAGACAAAGTTACCAACATGGTGATTTTTAGCCTAAGATTGCTTAAACCAAGAACAAACAATTGGTAAAATGTTTCATAAAAATACCCCGAGCCTTTCGGAACGGGGTTACTTGATTAGTCCTTTGATTTTCAGCCTTTCTAAAATCTGGTTGTAAAGGTACTCTATATCCTGCCGGAAATCCTTATACTGCTGGTAGATAAAGGAAACATCAGCGATATTGTTTGATATTACACACGGGGAAACATCCGGGAACACACCGGAAATCTCTGCCCGGATACCGTTCGGCAGCCGTCCGCCGGCAAGCACACTAGGGGCGAACAAGAACAACACGATAAAGAGGAACTTCTTTCGCTGGGTGACGCTATCTGGATTGGGAGGACAGGCCATTCCAGAGAGAATCTCCTTAAACCATTCATAAATCTCCGGGATGAGAGTAAAATCAGTCAGGATAGGGGAGGATAGTTCCTGCTCACGTTCCGATAATCTTGATTTTTGTTCACGTATTGATTTCAGCTCCACGATTGATGAAAATTCTTTTGTCATAGCACGATTTATTTAGTTGGAAATTCTTATATTTGCATCAAAATCGTGTGGGGGAGTTGGCTTCTAATCGTGTGGGCTGGCTCCCTTTTTTATTTTATGCCAAGTGATATGCGTTCAGGATGGCGAAAGCGTAGATGATAACCGTAACCAGACTGTCCAGGAACACCGCCCATGCTCCCAGCTTTTGGATCTGGCTGAAGCTCATAATCAGGACAACAAGGAAACACACCCACTGGCTTGAAAACAATCCCATCCCCAGCAATAAAAGTCCGATGGTATCCATGAAGAATGCAACATGAAGCCACGGATGCGCCATCAGATACCATCTTTTTGATGCCTTATCCAGCTTCTGAAAGACTTTTACATGTCGGTATAAGGATTTACATCTGAACAGCTTTGCAAGCTCGTACAAGGCTTGTATGATGATTAAGGCGTAGAATACATGTTTCATGGTCAGTAGCTTTTATCTCCGTGCTTATACGGACGAAGTTCATTGTATTTCATTTTCTGCTTGATGTGCCAGAAGATGTCGATATTTCTGTCCCGGCAGAAAGCGAATATCTCATTCAGGAGGATAAATGGTTCATCCCTGTAGAAGTTGTCGGTGACATAGACACAGATTCTAAACATGGACTCCGTGAAGGTCATATCAGAGTAATCTTCCGTATCGCTTCCTTCGTAGTCGAAGCTATCTAAATCATATCCTCTCAGTCCGGCCAAATCCAACATACGGATACAAGCATCGGCAAGTTCGTCCTCCACGCTGTCTTTAATATCTTGCTTGAAAGCGTACATGAATTCCCCATCATCACGTTTCCTTTGTTTCATGCAATATTCAAAATTAGCCCGGTTAGCGTGCATTCCTTTCCGATCTGCCTCCACCGCTTCCATAAGTTCGGATATGACCAGACAAAGGAAATGTTCGTCACTCAGGTTCTCTTCATGCCATCCGTGGGCTACTGCGCACTGGTAGGCTTTATCTCTCAATTTGTTTAAGTTCATAATGATTTTGATTTTAATAACTCATATATTTATCACTCTGTTATTTAGATTGATTCAACTTAGATTCGTGATATAATTAAGAAAGTTTTTTATAATAGACTGATTATCAATATTGTATAATGAGTGTCCTTTTTTATTTGAAAGCTGATTTGTAGTTTCGCAGAAGCAGAAGCCAATTTCGCTTTTCGGGTGAAGTGTACCATGTCGGTAGACTGATATAATCGGAGGCGAGATTAATTATGAATTTCAAAAATTTACTCATGAAAGCTTCTGTAAAGGTATTTTACTTTATGTATCAGGAACAACTTAACGGTTATCCAATAATTAAGCTATTGAAAGATTTGTACGACCTCATTTCATACTTGATTGAATAATAAGAATCCTATTTTCCAAAGATTCTTATTGATTTTAATTGGTTGAAAATAAAATACCCGATAACCGCCACAAAGCAGTTACCGGGTATTCACAAAGCACTGACAAGGGTTGTCAGTAAGTTATTTGGCATGGTTTTTGCTATTTCTTTAAAGTGATTTTTAATCTCATTTATTATGGAAATAGTTTATATTTTAAGAAGAATTGAAGACGAGGGACATTCCTATTTGTCTAATAAAACTTTTAATTTTGTAAAGCAAAAAAACAATATGGCGTCAACCCTTAAGGTTTCCGATGTGATGGAATTTAAATCAGAACAAGATGCTGAAAGCTATTTAGCATCACGCAGTAATCTACGTGGATTAATTGAAGTAGTCAAAGTTATTAAACGCTAACATTTTTCAGGTCATCTTCCCTTAATGAGATGACCTGAAACTCCCAAAAACTAAGTTTCCCTTTCACATTCATAATCGGCTTATCAAACAGAACCGCGTCTTTCAACACCCAGTTCCAGCAACCTTGCTCTGCCCATACTGAAGGATGGTTTTGTACGCAATCGGATATAACCACGCTGCCGATGATAGCACCACGAGGTAACTTGTTGCAGTCTACACCTGCTAATTCTGAAGGATGAACTAGAATTTGTACTCTTTGCTCACTGTTCATTATCCAACCTACTCCCTTACTGTTGCTTGCATGAATAAGCACCCTTTGGCCGATGTATTTCTGAGGACACTTCCAAGTCCGGTTCTCGATGTCTTTGATACCGTGAGCGATTAAGCTTGCCCACGGTTGTTTGATGGATATTGCTTTCATACTTTTGCTTTTTATAATAATACTATTTATATTTGCGCCAGCATCTGTGACTGAAAATGGCAAGGTTTTAATATTCAGGTTCGAGTCCTGTCAGATGTTAGGTAATATTGCCGCATAACCTTAAAATATGAATCAAAATGATTTCATTTATATTCTTTAATTTAATCTTAGCAATATGCATTAATATTTTTTCTGCATGGTTATATGATTCTATCAAAGAAAAGCGTTATCAAAATGCAATATTACTGATTATTATAGAGGACTGCAATTCGCAGTCCTCTTTTTTATACTCACCTTATCCCAGCAGCCACCACATGACTGCCAGGAACAGGTAATACAATTTCGTTTTCATTCTTGAGTTCAACTTATAAATGCAACTTTTTGGGTGCGGATAATAAGCAATAAAAACATTTATTTTTCAGAGAGGAAAGAGAGACAATGTCCCCCTTTCTCTCACTCTGAATGG